TTAGCATCTGTTGGCAACCCAAGATTTTGTAAATAAGCAGTTGTACTAAAAGCACCAACTTGATTAATAGTAGTTCCAATACCTCCTGCCGTTCCTGCTATAGAGTAAATTATTTCACCTGTATCTGGATCATAATTTGCTGTAACATTACTTGAGTATACTGTTGGACCTGACTTGCTTGCTGTGTTTGTTGTATTATTGTATTGAAGAGCTGAAGAATTAGTTTGAGCTATTCCACCATTAAACCCATAGTCAACAATATCTTCAGCATATTGTACAGAATTTTCTTGGCTGGTAATTGTGAAATTAAAAGTTACATCATATACATAAGGAGAGTGCGAAGGAAGTGTTGGAGCGTATCCACCGCCTCTTGTGCTAGTTAGAGCGGCCGGAATATACCATGGACCTTGAAAATCTATACTTACATTAGTTGTAATACATCGTAATTGTTTCCATTGTCCAATAGACAGTATTACAGGTGATGGCATGAAATGATTTTTTGATGGGGTTACTAAAGCAAATAATTGTTTTTCTAAATCAAGATTTTGACTCATAGAGGCACTACTATCAGCAAAAAATCTTCCGGTCAAAGAAAAAGAAATAGCACCTGATGAAGCATATATTTGAATTGGTTCTGGTCTGCCAAAAAATTCTTTAGGATTCCAAGAAGCTCCTTTTGTAAACACTATGTTATCTGGAGTAGATTGAAACACTATATACAATGGGGATTTACCATTATTTCCAAGGTTAAACTCTGTCTGTATAACAACTGGTATGAACTTACTTCCTATATTAAAATTAGCATTGTTTATAACTTTGTCATCAATTTTAGTAGATTTTCCGCTTTTAATAAAATCAATAACACCATTAATTAGTGTTGCTGTACTGCCATTAACTACACCATGTCTACCTAAAAAAGTACCTAATTGAAAATCAGCTATTTGTCTAACATCTGTTTTAAATCCTGGCGGTAGTGCTCCTAAAACTCCCTGTGTTAGTCCTGGAACTACTCCGCCGCCGAGCAGCGATTGATCTTTTTGATTGGCCGCTGTTAAATTAGCATAATAATCTTTAGTTTGTCTAGTTATAATATCTGCTGGTGAAGTTGTAGCATTACCATTAGAAGATGTTACGGTGCTTATGCTTGTTGGTATGGTAGAAACAGCAGTCATTTGTGAAACAGTGTCTGGTAACATCATATCTTCGTATCCTTACACATTTAATTCAAAAAAACAAAAGAGCCTGTCTTTTGAACAGGCTCCTCTGATAATTGGATTAGGTGTTAAACAGTAGAAGTTGAAGTAGTAGAAGTAACACCAACTTGAGGCAATATGGTGAAGGTTTCTATAATTATTTCAGCTGTCTTTGTTGGAACTATACTAATCTTCATAGCTAACTGATTATTATTCAGTACTGCTGCGGTATTAACATTTGGGCCAACATCAATTGTATAACTCTGAATAGCACCTAGTTTTTGCTGGGCTTTTAAAAGACCGTCAGCAACTTGTTGAAGTCTATAAGCTGTTGTCATATCTCCAGGCTCAAACTCAAATACCTTGGAGGCTGTAGCAATAACTTTACGTAAACTTAATAGAAGTCTGCGAACATTTACACGATCAAGAGCTGTTGTGGTAGTCTGTAAAGTATACTGACCACGGATATAGATGCCGTACCCAGGCTCATTGTGGATAGGATTAATGTGAGCTAAGGATAACGCATCACGATCACCCTGAGAAAGTAACCGTTCTGTTGCTAAAGCATCTGTCAACATTCCACGATTGACCCCAGCAGGAGCATAATATACATCTGCCACTGAATCATTGTAAGCATATTGAGCAACTACTTGACCAGATGGAGGAACAAATACATTCTTCTTATTAACTGAATCAGCTATCTGAATCCAAGGATAATACATTGCACCGTAAGAACTGTTAATGTTAGCAATGTTATTTCTGTAGGCTACAGCTGATTGAACATTTAAACCAAAAGGAGGATCTATGATTGACATAGCATCTCCACGACCCTGACAAATAGTTATCATGGCGGTAGAAACAATTGGATCAGCTGACCATCCTGGGGCAAGTAATAAATTAATATCAATTGCTTCAGCATTGGCAAAAGAGTATAGTCCAGTATTAACACCATTTCCAACTATATCATAAGAAGATACTGATGAGCCTAACGAACCACCAAACATAGTGTTGAATAATGTTTTATTAAATCCAGTAGGTGATGAAACATATTTCGTTCCAGCTGAAATACCTGAATTGGTTTCTGAGAGTAAAAATACTGGTGAGAAGTTTAAATAATCACTATTTGAGGTAGCTAATGTTACAGCTCCAGTTATCATATTAAGAGCATCAACTGTAGTATAATCTATTTTCATAACAGCTATACGAGATGACGCAGTTAACTGTGACTGGATACTCTCAATTGTTCCTTGATACTGTTCTATTAAATTAAAATCTACTAATCTTTGTGAGGTAGATAATACACTTATTGAAGAGTTTCGTTGATAGAAACTTAATGTATAATTCTGAACGTCTGAGGCTGTCTGGTCTGTTATATTCATACTTAATACAATAGAAGTATTAGATAGATCTGCCTCGCCTAAACTTGTAAACTTAAGAACTGTTGGGACATATGAGGTTCCAGCTTTAACTGTATTCCAGGTAGGTCTGTATAATCCTACATTAAATGTTCCAGTTAATACCTGATCAGAAGTTGTTAAAGTGGCATTAGGAGTTACAGATTGGGCTGAGTAAAGGAAAGTTCCCTTAATACCCGCAACTAGTGCTGAAAGCCTAATTTGAATAATATTACCATTAGAATCTAAATTAGTGTCTACAGCACTGAATCCTTTTGAATTTCCATTAACATCTAATGAACCAATTCCATATAAAGTTGAGCCTGGAAGAAGAACACGACAAGCATTATAGAAAGCTAAAGAATTAGGAGAACCGCTCGCTGGTGCAGACACTTGATTAACAAGCGACAAAGCTTCAGATAAAATGGCATTTAGAATAGATAAAGTGTTAGCATTATTACCAGCAATAGTTGGATCGTATATCGGTAATAAAATACTATATGAAGTAGGGGAGCCACCACCGACTACAGCAAGTAATGATTCTAAATCAGTTAATCCAAATGTTCCAGCATTTATTTTAGAAAGAATCGTAGCGCCACTTGTGCTGTCATACACTAAATTAATAGGCAGTCCTGTTGAAGTTACTCCAAGAGTCATTATAGCAGTATTATTAGTTGGTGGTGTCCAAGCTGATGGCTGCTGTAGTGCTATAGAACCAGAGGCCATTGCTGCTACTGGTGAATTAGTAGTAGAAAATGCTGATAATGGCAAAGTTACTTGTGGAAGGGTTGGGGTAGTTCCTACAGTGCTTACCCCAGTTATACTAGCAACAGTTCCCTTACCTGGACCAGTGAGAATAGTAAAAGGAGCGCCAAGAGCTGGGGAATTACTAGAAACAGACGCAAGAGATAGGAAATCTGAACCTAGTTTACCAACAGATACGGCGGCGTTTGTAGTATCTGTTGGATCAAATCCTGGAAGAACCGTTTCAGCATCCAACACAATAGTTTTAGCCACTGTAGTAACTGTTGGAAGATCTGTTAAAGTCAGTGTAACAGTTGAAGCTGTTTGACTGGCTAATGACCAAGCGCCCTGATATTGTGTATAATTAGACGGCAAGAACATAGAGGCTGCAGCAAATTTAGCGTCACTTGCTGTTACTCTTGTTACCCATAACATATTTCCCTGTTCAAGATATGACATAGCGGCATATCCTAAATAGTGCTGTGGATTAACATTGCCAAAAGTATTAACAAAATCATTTTGCGTAGTAATAAGTATTGGTGTATTAGTTGGACCAGAATCAGCAGTTCCAACCATACCAACAATAGTAGATGATAAGTTTGAAATATATGCAGAGAGATCTTGTTCAACAGCGTAAACACCAGCGGAGATGAAATTAGTCATGAGTTAAAATCCTTTATAACCGATATTACGAAAGTGTTACTTGTGCTTCATCTATAAGTAAAGTTAAAGTTACTTCCTGGTTGCCTTTACCATCTTCCCACGATAAATCTTTACGCTTTAGATCTTTAGGCCAAGCACCTACTAATACCCAAGATTCAACAACTGAGTGATCTGGGCCATATATTAGTAGAGTAAGATTTTTCTTGTATGAAGAAGCGAATCCCATTAAAGAAGTATTTATGTTATAAACCTGTGTCCACCAAGCTTCAATAGAGTTGGCAGCAGCATTGTCCACCATATCATAAAATGTAACAGTAATATCGCTGTATGTAATTTTAGACCCAGCTACTTTGTAGTAAGTGTGCATTCTATGAATATCTACTTGGTCTACATTCATACTAGGCATTGTTACAGATTTACAAGTTAGCCGAAGATTGTCGTCAAGTAATATCTCATACCTATTAAGTCTCTTGGGTTCTTGAGTGTTATCTGTCCACCCCATTAATTGTGCCATTGTAAAAGTTCCTTCAAAAAATTGAGTTTATATAACATTCTATATACTACATCTACAAATTAATTACACTGTTATTTTCTTTCGTTTATTTTCTTCTTGTTTCTTTTTATTTGGTATCACACGCTCTCTATAAACAGATTCTCGTCTGTTCTTTATATAAGTGTGTAGTGGTTTAATCTTCTTTTTCATATTACTTTGTTTCAGTTGTTTCTTCTTTTGTGGTTTCTTCAGGAGGTTCTTTCCCAGACCATTTGGCCCATATAATTCTTACTACTTCTTTGATAGAAGCCACTGAATAGCCACCTATAACTAAATAAAAAAGATAGTCAGTCAGTTGCTTGATATACGTAAGTGTAGTAAATATACCATGTGGATTTATTGCCACTGTTAAATGGATAAGTAACATGACAAAAAAAGATATAGTTGAAATTATACGACCGTAAGAAGCACTTTCATCTGAAGAATATACTTTACTTAACCATGATAAAAACATAGTATTATCCTTTCCATATAATATTTTTTATAATTCTTCCTATGGTTGCTTGAGAGACATTAAATATTAAAGATAAATCTTGTTGAGATATTTTTAATATTTTATAATTTTCTCGAATTCTATCTACTTCATTTTTAGTTAATTTAGCCATGTGGTTCTTTTCTCCCATCTGACTATAAGATATTTTACCACCAAAATCACTTGGTTTTTTCTTTCCTTTTGTACTATTTGATATTTTTTCACCAAAACTTTTTGGATGTTTATATCCCAAAGAACGCGTATTTCCTATAAGACTTTTCGATATTTTTTTCTTTTGTTCTTCAGTAATTGGATTATTATTTATATAATTACACACAGCATCTGATATTTTCTTTCGTAATTCTACAGTATATTCTTTTATAATTCTACCACCATCGCCACCATCTGACCTATTCATTCCTATCTTTGGGTTTGTAGAATTATAAAAAGATATCCAGTATATTTCTCGCTCATTTAATAATTTTTTATCTTGTATATTATCTTCAATTATTTCTTTTTTAAATTGATTTTTACCATATTTTTTAATTTTTGCTTTAAGTATAATACCAGAACCTAAATACTTTGGGTTATTTATAACACTTTGCCCAATGTAAATAAGTCCAGTAGCAATTTCGGTTGTTTTATATATAATCATAAGCACTCATACTTAATTATTAGATAAAAAGGAATCCATTTTTTGTTTAGTCAGATTAATTATATTTTCAGGTATTTCACATACTTGAGAGTTTCTGAAAACTATAGCAAGTAAATCAAAAGATAGTTCTATGTTTATCTTGTTCGTGTCACCGTTATGAGCATCTAAAAAATGACAACTGGAGCACATACACACTAGGTTATTAGGTTCTACAAGGTATTCTGGATATTGTGATTTACGTAAAATATGATGAATATGTAAATCAGTTTGTTTTCCACAAAGTACACATTCATTATTGTCTCGTTTTTTTATATAATCATGAACAGGTTTTACAAATGTATAATATAAAAATCTATGTCGATTAGTTGGAAAGGTATAACTGGCATGATTTTCTCTTTGCTTTAAACGTAACTCAGTATTATAACAACCACAGCTTAATGTATCGCTGCCTAGATGGTCTGCTCTAACTGAAACTATATTGTTACATTTACATCTACATATCCAGTAAGAATGGCTTCCTTGCTTGGTCCAGTCACGTTTAACAGCTGTTAAAAACCCAAACGTTTGATTACGTCTGTTAATTAAACTACTCATTATTTTACACCAAGGATAACTTCAATTATTTTATCTAATTCAGTATATAAGTCATCAAGAGAAGTATTGTTCTTAACTACATAATCATACTCAGTAAACAAATCAAATTCTAATTCAGATTGATGAGTTAGCTTTATCGCGCCTCTTTGTATTCGTATTTCTTCATCAGCTTCTATTTTAATTATAATAAATCCTTCTTCTTTTAACCTACATAACTCATTTAGATATCGAGCATCTGTAACTATAACTGGAATATACTTTGGTTCAAATTTAATATCTTTAATAAGAGCATCAATCCAAATAGTAGGTTTATGCTGTCTTGCCCAGTCTCCAAGAAACTGTAAAAATGCTCTATCTTTATTTTCAGGCAAGTCTAAAAACTCCTGAACCATATATAAAATGTCGTATAAAGGCTTGGCAAAAGAAAAAGATTTAGCTTGTAACAAATATTGTCGTGTTAAATATTCCGCTGAAGAATCTTTACCCGAGCGCATTGGTCCTGAAAAAGCTATACGTATCATTAAATCTCCATATATAATATAAGTATCGACAATTGTTGGCATAAAAAAAGAAGAACCCGAAGGTTCTTCTTTTTTACTTAATTAATCGTTACAGTTAAACGACACCGTAATCAGCGGCTGGAGTGCCACCAGAAGTATAAAGATTCTGTACCTGTAAAACACCTAGACCATGGGCACCATCAAGTAGTACCTGGTGGTCATAACGTTGCTGTAGACCAACGACTGTGCTGAAGATGTCGCCGGAAAGAACGTCAATACTTGGAGGAGTTAGATAAGTTACGAAGGGGAAGTAAGCATAAGGAGCTTTACCTAGATCCTTGGAAGTGAAACCCATTAGAATCTTGTCTGACTGAGGGAACTGAGGAGCGCGAGCTACTGTAAAGTTATTAACGGTGCCAAACTTCTCGCCGCCAATTTCTGATTCGCCCTGTGGCTTGTGACTCATATCCTGCATCTTGAATTCAGCAGTATTCTGAAGTAGGGTAAATACGTGTGGGTGAGTTACTGCGAACATTCCTTCACCACGGAGGAAGTCAATTGACATGTCATTAGCAAGATAGTTCATCTTGTGGACTAGTTCTTGGTTCTTCTGGAACATTGTTCCACGGAAACTATTGGCTGGGTATGACGCATCGTAAGTAGAAACCTTACCAGCGTTAGCCATCATGTCCATCATCATTTCTAGGTCGATTTCAAGAGCCATTGACTCTGTCATTCCACCGACTAGCTCTTTAAGAGCGTCCATACGACCTTCAGTATAAGCCTCTAGGTCCTGGATTGCTTCAGCTGAAATCTGAGCAAAGTTCTTACGTGAACGAGTACTTACCTGAATCAGACTTTGAACGAAGCTAACTTCACCAAGAGCCTTATTACGTTCCTGGTTATACTGATAACTAACCTGGAAAGTAGCGGTTCCACCAAGACCAGTTAAACCAGCAGCGGTAAACGCATTGGCAGCAGTTTCAGCAAGACTAATGGAAGGGACACCAGAACCATTAACAGTAATTGTTCCGTTAATAACTGAGGGAGCGACAGCAGCCATGGCACCAGCTCCGTTATCTACAGCAATAACTGCAGTATTACGAGGATTGGTACTATCATAAACTGAAATAGAAGCAGTTCCGCTGATATATGGTGAGTAAGTTGGAGTATAGCCAGATAGAGCACTGGTTCCACCAACTTCATTTACTACCTGACCTGAGTAATTAGGATCAATTCCCTGAGTCATATCTTCATAAGCAGTAGAACCTGAACCAAACTTCTTGTAATTAGCTGGGTCCATGTATTCACGACCTGCAGTAGTAGCACCCTTAGTGGTGTTACGAGAAAGTCGGAAGGTCTGAATGACTTGTGTAGGAACATCAAGCTGACGGGTAGCAATAAACTTGGTTACAACAATCTGTGGAAATACGCGGGTAATAATTGTTGGTAACATGGCCTTGTTATAGGTAGCTACTGAAGATGATGTAGTGGCTTCAGTTAAGGGCTGGTTACGAGTAGCATACTGAAGTGACTTTACAGCATGAAGGAAAATTGTGTTACGATATTCTGGGTCATTAGTAACTGTCTGAAGATTCTCGTTAAAGGTCTTCCAGAATGAGGACTTGCCAGCTTTCTTTGCGGCACTTTCATCGCGTTCAAGAATAGCTTTTACACGTTGCTCACTTAGCATTTCTAAATTGACAGGGTTGTTTTTAAACATTTACTTATCTCCTGGATAAAATTAATTATATTTTTTATTATAGTTTAGGAAAATATTAACCTAAATAAATCTCATAATCTAAAGCAGATATATCTTTCTTATCTGATGTAACTTCTTTTGTTTCATTTTTCTTAGTATTTATTGCTTCTGCTATAACTTTTACTTTATTTCGCTGTGTAGATTGTGTTGAAGTTTCTACTGGCTTTACTTCTTCTGTTACAACTACTTTTTCAGTTTCTGCCTTTTTAGCAAGCTCTGTTTCTTTTTCTTTTAGAGCAGATTTAGCAGCTTCAAGGGCTTGCTTACCTTCAACTAATGTTTTGGGTTCTAATTTTAATACTGTCTCATATAGTAATGCTACTTTTTCTGTTGGATACCCAGAGCATTCAGCTACAACTAATGAATGTAAATCACCTGATAATGACTTAGCTTCAAGAGTTCTAACTTTCTTGGTAGCTTCGTTGAGCTTCTTTTTAAGGTCATCTATATCAGCCTGAGTCTTTCCAACTATTTCATTAATGTTCATAAAAGGAGCTAATTCACGCATAGCTCTTGAAAAAGCTTCCTGAAGTTTAGCTGAGTTACTTGAGGTCTTAACATCCTCCTCAATAGCTATAGTTAGATTTTTAACTGACTCATTAATAAATTCGTAGACTTCTTTTCCTAATTTCTTCTTTGCTTCATTAAATTTACTTTCGTAAAATTCCTTTAATTTAGCTTCAAAAAGATTTGACTTAGCTAAAATAGTCTTTTTGAAAATATAAGATTCTTTTTCAAAAGATTTCTTCTGTTCAGCTAATTTAATTTTTTCAGCTTCAAGAGAGGCTTTAGTTTCTTCAACAGCCTTCTGAATCTGTTCCTCTAGTACCTGACGAACATCAGCGTTAGCTAACAGTTCTTTAATTGATTTCATGTCCATATCTGTTCACCTATAAAATAATTACTTATTACTGAAAATAACTTCGTAGCTCTTCAATAAACTTTTTACGTTCTAATTCTCTTTCTAACTGACGTTTAAAGTCAGCTCCTTCATTAACTGGTTGAATAAATGCTTTTTGTGTTGACGGGTCATGCACACAATCAAATGTTACTAATTTATATTCATCTACTGTGGTGCTATCGTAACCTTCAGTTATTGAACCAAAGCCACGACTTGAAATACCCACAGTACAGTTGTTTCTAATTAATGCACCGAGTAGTCTGCCAGAAGGAGTTCCAGCTGGGCCTGGGTCATCAAATACAACAGCTTCACCAATTAAATCGCTACCTGAAAACTTTAAAGTAGTTATTACATGACTTACATTCTTTAAAGATACTGTAGGAGATTGATCTGCTGGGTGGTCTAATTCCCCAAACATATTACGAGACATTAAGCTTTCACTTGCTTCCTGAATGGCTTTATCTAATACCTTATAAGGATAGATTCTTCCATTTTGATTTTTTGAATCTGCTCGTTGAAAAATACCACGAATTTTCAAACTTTTCCATGAAGATTGTGGATTAATTTTCTCTTCCAGCACTTCAAAGCCGTGTGTGGATGAGGTTATTTCAACTAATTGGTTAAACATTATTAATCCCTATTAAACTACGGGTTGATTCTGTGGTTCTTGTTGAGGAAGTTCTGGAGACTGGCCCATAGGATTTTCACCAAGTTCTTCAGTTGGTTCACCCTCTTCTTCTGGCTCTTCTGCTGAATCTGGATCTTCTCCTTCGTCGTCATTCTTGAGTTCGATTTCTTCAGCACCTAAATCTTGTTCTGGTGTATACAAATCCGAATCAAGGAAATATTCTAATACTGGATGCCACTGTGCTTCTATTGAAGAAAGTTCGTCATCAGCTAACTCAGGACTATTTAAAACATCTATATCATGCTTAAGTTTATCGTCTAAATCTGCGTTAACCTTTGCATTTTCCGGATTATTAGCCTCACGACTAACGAACTCTGACATGCCATTGAGAATAGACAGTAATACAGTTTTGTGCAGTTCTTTGATTTCTTCATCACTTAATTTAGAAGGATCGAATTCTTCAAATTCGTGCTTTCCTTCTTCCTCTTCTGGAAATTCATTTTCTATATCTTCTGGAGCGCTATAATCTTCTCCTTCAATATCGTCATCTTCTTCATTTTCAAACTTGCCATCATCTAATTTATAACCGTTATCAAGTTCATGGCTAATATCATCATTAGCTTCTGTTAACGTTTTAGCAGTTTCAAAAAGTTTTTCAGTAAGTATTTCTGCTAAATCTTTATTACCAAGTAGGGCGTCTTCTACTATTGGTAACACTTTTGTTTTACCAAGGAATAAAACACAGCCACAAGTTTCAATTAATGAAGCGCATTCTGCTACATCAAACTCTTTACTTTCAGCTAATGTGGCAAGAGAAAAAACTTCAGACTTAAATTCAGAAATTTGTGAAGTTGCTTTCTTACGAAGTTTAAATCCTGGTGCCTTTTTTACCAAGTTTTCTGTAAATGTTTGTGGAAATTTTGTTCGAAGAAGATTAAACTGATAAAATTCCTCACAGAAATTCCTCATGTCTTCTTCAGCGGTAACATAGTCATCCTCAACTAAATTATCAATAAGTTTAAATAATGATTCTTTTAATTCCTTTTCAGTATCTTTAGCTGAAACATAAATGACCTCATTGTCTAGTATATCATCGGAGGTCATTTTAGCTTCTGCCAAATTATGTTTAAACTTGGCTATGACTAAATAATTATTTTTCTGGAATAACACAGCATCATCTGTATATTCTAGAATGGTGCAATCTTCTGTTAAAAGATTACATAGTTTTTGCCCTAAAGCAGCATTACCGCTCTTAAGAATACTTGTTAAAGTCTTTAAACTCATTAGAATGCCTTTTCTAAAATGTAGTTACTTACATCCATACTTACAATTTAATTATATAAAACCACTAACACTTTAATATACTATTCAAATATCTCTTCTGGTTCTGTTAAACTTGATTTTTTATTTTCCACAAGAGAGGTAACACATCGTTTTTTATCATGAAGTGGAAGTAAACCACCATCTTTAATACTTTCTTCTAATATTTTTATACTATTCTTATATCTAACAACTTCACATACAGTGTCATTTGTTTCTAAAATTAAACCACCAATATATCGTCTATTTTGCATTAAAGGAACTCCAGCTTGGCCACCCATATCTGGAGACATTGGTTGACCACCTTGTTGTGATTGATCTGGCATCTGTTCAGCGCCCATATCTTCTGGTGACATTCCTTGACCACCCATATTAGAGAAATCTTCTCCACCCATAGGCATTCCTCCACCCATACCGCCCATTCCTTCCATGCCAGCTTGTGGTGCTGTAGGATCAATTTTAAATATCTCTTCAATTTCAGCGTCTGATTTATTTAATACAGTTTTAGCTACCCAACGACGATTAGCTCCCCAACCAGTCCATTTAGCTGCTAAATCAAGTAAAGCACCATCGTTTTCTATTCTTGCTTTTTCTTCAACATAGGAAGGACGAGACATTACTAAATTAAAAGATTTTAATTCAGTCTTACTTGAAATACCCCGAATAGCTAAATGAATAAAACACAAATCTTTAATAGCTTCAAGAAAATCTTCTTGAATATTTTGAATGGCCTTACTAAAAGTAACATTCTGCTGTGATAACATTCCCTTTGAAGATACATCACCTTCGTATCCAAGGAAAGATTTAGGAACTTTAAGAGCAGAAAATAGCCGATTATTTAAAAATTCTACATCCTCAATCTTACCGATATCAGCAACTCCAGCCAGTTGTTCTACTTTAGTTGCTCCATTTTTCTGCATTGGAATATATAAGTTAGCATTCATATCAAGCAGCTGATAACGTTCATTAAGTTTACCAGTTGGATCAAAATACTCTTTTTTAGCTAATGCGTTTATCTGTTTCTTTACTATATTTTCAGCATCAGCGCCTTGATTGTTTCCTACATCAACGTAAAAAACTAATCTGGTTGGTGCCCTGTTTAATCTATAAATAATAAGAGAATCAAATAATAAATCAAGTTTCTTCCAAGTATCTACAGCTGCGTCTAACGGGCTTGTTCCATAAGGCATAAACAAACCATTTCCACGAAGTTTAAAGTGTAGCATTTCATATTTTAAGAAAGTTATTAAAGAATTTTCGTTTTCTTTTTGAGCACTATCACCTGTCATATAAGGTAACGATAGAGTATTAAGATTTACATATGGATTTGTAGTAGCTGAACTAACATTGGCATTCTGAACAGCGCTCTTTAACACGTCTATATCTTGAACGTATCCAATTAAACTTCCCTTATCTTCTAGTCTATAAACAGAAATAGCGTCTATTTCAGTTAAATCAGTTACTCCGCCTACTGAATCTAATTTTAACGCCACAAAATGGTCACCATATTTAACCATATTTCGTATAATAGACCAACTTCTATAATTATTTATTCCTAAATCAGTTAATAATGTTTCAAGTTCATCTTGAATGTAACGAGAAGAAGAGTGGACACCAACTACTTTACCTTGTTGATTTTTTTGAGTGGCTTCATTAGCATAAACATCAATGGCTGAAGCTATTAAATCAGTGTCCATTCTATCATACATAGTATATCTACCATGTCGTAGAGTTTCTCGTTCAAGATATTTATGATAATTTTTTCCTAAACCTTCTTCATTAAAAATTGTTCCACGGCCCATTCCCTTTTTGGAAATTACCGTTGGTTCTACTGCCGGTTTAGCTGATAGTTCTCTATTAGTGGTGCTTAATGCTTTTTCAATAGAGTTTCTCGCAACAAACTCTCCTGGTTTGCTGTTACTAAATACTCTGCCAAGTGCCGTAAATATATTTTTAAGTTGGAAAGGTGAATCGGCCATATATTTAATTCCCTAGTTTTACTCTGTTAAGTAGTTCTTCTGCTAGCATCTCATCATATCGTTAAAAGTTTCCTTTGTGAGCAATATATAAATGACAAGATTTACATACAGCCATTATTTTATTTTTACTTATATAAAATTCTGTTGCATCTTTTTCCAGTTGACATTTTTTACACTTCTTAACAACCATAATTAGTTATTCCTGAATAAAAACCGTTGATGCATTTCAGTAATGGTTCTAAACTCGTCACTAAAAATATCTTCAATAGTGAATTTTCGAGCCATCGGTATTAATGAAATAGATTCAGCTAAACTATAACTATTATCTAATACAAGATTACCCATATTACCTATTAACTCATCTGCTGCTATTCTCTTTTCAAACTCTTCAACTGGATGCTGTAAATCCAATTCATCAAGACCAGACCCAGCGTATTCTCCAGATTTTATTTTGTGATATAGAGTTAATCTGCTATTTAACATTTCTTTTGATATACCCATTTTAGCAGAATGATACTCTAAATAATCATCAGAATATTCACCGTTAGACAGTGTAGCCCTAGCATCATAAGCAAAGTTAGAATCTATATGAGGTCTGTGTACAGTTTCTCTTGGAGTTAAAGTAACTACTGATAAAGCCAAGGCAAGAACAGCATCGTCTTGTCCATGTTTAGCTTCCATTTTTCTTGTACCATCAGAGTATACAGCACCAGCAGTAAAATTTTCCATTTGTAATCGTAACCTAGAACTTTTTAATCCTCTTGAATGTACTGGATTATTATAAAATAAAATAAGTTTCTCTATTAATAATGACCGAGTAGCACGATTAGTCTGGAACCCTGGTGTATTTTTAACGGGATCATACCAAATATTGTTGTATCTTCGTTGTTCAAGTAAATAAAATACCATTTCAGAATACGAGTTAGATTCAATTACTAACATAGCGTTATTATAGTGTCTTGCCGTCTTAACTAATATGTCTACGAAAACTTCAGTTGGTAATTTTCCAACATATTCAGCGCATTGTTCATAAGTATCTTGGTCTATAACTTGAAAACTTGTATAGTCTTTTGCAGTTATTTTATTAGAAGCACAATCTACTCCTATTATATATCTGCCATGCGGATCAGCTTTATGCCACATATAAAGAGTATCCTCATATGTAGCACCACCATACACTTTATTTAGAATAGGTGAAGATAAATTAAAACTACTTAATACTTCTTTTGTAAATAAAGAATATAAGTTAATATGAAACTCACACTCGTATTCCTGTCTAAACTTATCTTCGTTACCGTTATCTAATCTAATCTGGTCTTTCCTAAAATTAGGATTTTTAGTAAAGATTGACGATACTGTCCAAGGAAACTCATAAAGTTTCCAATTAACTTCATCTTTATCAGCACTTTGAGTTCTTGCTCTTGCTGTTGATACTGTTTTATAGAACCAGTTATCAGGAGAATCGCCATTAGGAGTACTGATAGCAATAAGTTTACCATCGGAAGCGGCAACAGTAGGACCAATGGCTTTCACTACTTCATCACATTCTTTAACGAATGACGCTTCGTCTAACAATACTAATGTGGCGGAGAATGAACGAGCAGCATTTGGATTAGATGTGATAGCCTTAACTGTAGATTTTGTATCAAACTCTACTGTATTTTTACTATACAATACACAAGATGGTTTAAGCCATTCTGGTAAAAATTCATACGCTGTTTTTAATTTTACAATAAACTCTTCCGCCGATTCTTTTCTATGGGCTACAATTAGACACCGCTTACCTTGTGAGAATATAGAAAACCACAATGCGTAAAACACCAGTGAGGTAGATACACCCAACTGTCTTGCTTTGTTTACAATTACATATTTTTCATCAATGAAAGACTGTAATAATGTTTTCTGATATTCTTCTAACTTCATTGGGATAATACCAGCGCCGCCAGGACCAGTAATAAACCCATATGTTTCAGCAAAATATTGTATGTTATCTACACATTTTTTACGTTCATTTTCAATATAACTAATAAGAATATTTTTTGTTTCTTCTTCTGTCTTACCCTCAACTCTACATCGCTGAATAAGACGCTCTGGTTCATAAAAAATATGATGCTTATCTTCTACTTTATGTTGATACTTCTTGGCTAATACTTTTTTACTTATACTCATTACTCACCGCTCAAAAGTCTATCAACAGATGATTCTTTTAATGAATTTGATGAGTCGAAATGTTCAGTTTCAAATTCAATTTCTTCTACATCTGCGTCTATTGTTTCAAAAGCAACTTGTTCTGCTTTCTTACTATCTATAGTTTTTTGGGTAGTTACTTTAGCACCAAGAGCAGCACCCATAGCAACTCCTGATAATATAGAATCGAAATCAGACATAACTGTTTTCTTTTTAGCTGCTACTTCAAGACCCTTATCAGTGACAAGAGTTTTCAAAATATCTATACGTTTCTTGAAAGTATCCATTCTAACTTCACTTAATCGCGCTAAAGCTATTGGAAAACTAACGTCAGTGGATTGAATAAGTCTATCTTTAAGTATTTCAATAATAGCATCTAAATCATCAGCTACTATATCTAAATCCTTAAGCATTTTTACTACTTCTGAATCAACAATGTCATTAGTTTTGTCAATTCTAACAGCATTTTTGTCTTTTCTTGTTTGTGGAGTCATGTCAGCCATATTATAGCTTTCTAAAAATAGTTATCGTAGAGTCATTTCAGCATCAGTTCTTGTCTTAATAGCTTCAATTATATCAGTAAATCGCCCAAGATTTTTTGCTTTACCATCTACACAAATCTGAGCAAGCCATTTTTTATTCTTCTTGTCCCATCCAACACCTTTAATACCTGAAGTGTTATCCGCTCGTAAATCAGTATTTATAGTATTAATTGCACAAGTAGCTTCACGAAGATTACTCCAACAATTATTACTTGGGTTTCTATCAATATGGTCAATCAAATCTACCCAAGAGTTTGTCATATATAAAAAGGCTAACTGATGTGCTAAATATCCTATTCCATTTATTTTTATTTTTTTATACCCATCAGGTCTAGCACATCCCACTATTTTACCAATTTTCCATTTTCCTCTATTTACCTTACTTATGAAATCTCCAGTTAATGGTAGATATTCTAAAGTTTGTTTAAGTTCACTACTTGTAATAGTTCTTTGTGGTTTCATTTAAAGTTTCTCAAATATAGTTATAATTCTAAATCTATGATTCGTACTTTTTAACATCCCGATACACGCTACTATTTTGAAATCTATTTTTCTAAATTGTGGAAGAACTTGGTCGAGCCATACCACATGACTGCCAGCAGTTAATCCATTACCAAGAGCCTTCATTACTTTATTACGGTGTATCATAGTAGTTTGATAGTGGTCGCAATCCTCCACAGAATACGGAGGGTCAGCTAATACTAGATCAAAAGTAGATAAAGGAACGTTTAATAAAGTTTGAGCATCATCTATATAGTCTGGATTATTTGCGGCGTTAATATCAACTGTCTTTCCTGGAAATATAGCTGTATCTACTTTACCAGAAAATAAATGAAGAACATTAGTCTTATCTGGGAACATTGCCTTGATACGTTTAAGATAACCAGCAGGATATCCACCATAGTAAGTTGATTTTACTTTATAATTGTTTCCCATTATAAAGGTTCCAACTACTCTTTCATCACCGCCAATAAAAAGAGACTTTGGAAATCCAGTTACCTTCTCATAATTTTCTATTCGTTCTTTCCAGTCCATATTATTCGCTATCTTCCTTGCTATCACCTACATTAGCTAATTCAGAAAATATTACTAATGGCCCGAATATCATTTTTATAAGTTCAAGAGCGTCAACAACATCCTTAACTTTAACACCACATTCATTTTTCAAAGTAAAAAGTAAATTATGAACCAATCTTGATGAAGCCTCTGGTGATTTAAGAAGCTCTAAAAGTTTTGTAATTATCATCTTATTCATATCAGAAATTAATTCATCGTCTGAATCTTTTAGTGTCTCTAATACTAATAAGAACTCCTGAAAAATAACAGGCCCATCCGTTACAGAATAAGCCTCATTACCATACAATCTCGACACATTTTCATAGCTTACATTTGTTATTCGTTCAGCGCCGTAAGTCATAGTAATAGTTGTAATTCCGTAGTTCAATACCATAGTAAAATAGGTATAAACTCTTGCGTAAATATCACGACCATTATCATCTGTTCCAACTATTCTTTTTGGATCAAACTTATCCATCGCCTGAATAATTTTTAATATAGCACTCTGAAATATCTCTTCATATGCTAATCCATGTTTATGTCTGGCATATTTGAATATAACACCATCTATTAATGGATAGCAATAAGTTAAAAAATCATTCCTAGCATCATAGTCTTTTGTATCATGCCATTTTGTCCAGAGATACTTACCAACATCTTCAATAAAATAGTTATTAGACTTTTTGCCGCGTTTCTTTTTATTAGCAAGTTCCGGAAAGCGATCTGGGAATAAGAGATATGCTTTTAACAAAAAACTATCCGAATACTTATCATTCGGATATTTGTCTAACATTTCTTTTATTATTCTTTTTTCCATGTATTCAACAGCCAATTTATCATACATCACTACACGATAAGAGTGTTTGGTATCTCGTCCAATATCTTCCTTGTCAATCCCCAAATCTTCACACATATCAGCATATGGAGTTAGATTATCTTTATCATTAGTTGGTATCATTTGTCTCTTTCCATGACTTATTACTTATAATATTGTATATAGCACCTTGAGACATACCATACCAAGAAGCTAACTCTTTTTGAGATATATTAAATATACTATAGTTATTTTTTATGTTGTTTATTTGATTCCACGTAAGTTTAGCACTATTACTCTTATCTCCAGATAGTGCCACTCTATTTTTTTGTTTATGTTCTTCTGTACATTTTTTACCAGTATTAGCTGTTGATATTTTTTGTCTTGTTTCAGCTAATACTATTTTTCCTTTTTCAGATAAGGATATTTTTCTTTTATGTTCTTCTGATTTTATTTTACCTTTTTGAAACTTTGACATATTTTGTCTTGCTTCAAGTGAGATTATCTTATCTCGCATTCTTTGTTTAGTTTCTTCTGAAAGCTTATATCCACTAGGACCTTCTCCACCATCAGTAAAATTACATAAAGTATATCCATCAGACCTAAAAGTATGTATCCAATGAGTTTCTAACTTAAAGGCTTCATGTTCTTCTTCACAAGGTATTAATTCTATTCTTACGCAATCTCTACCATCTTTTTTAATTATACTTTTAGCCCAGCTATTTCTATGGGCCGAAAAATCTAATGCTCTTTTTCTAGAACCCTTACCTACATAGAAAGGAGTTGTTCCATCTTTTCTATAATATATATAACAGTAAAAGCGTGTTTCTTGTTTCAAGAACAATCCTTCTTAATTTAATTTATTAAAGTTAATGATTATAAGTATTGTATCGACCAAAAACAATTTAATTATTAATAAAAAATTGGGAAATCCGGCTAAAGATTTCCCAATTACTATAATGAGTACGAAATAAAAATTATTTATTTTTTAATTGTTTTGATAAAATAGAAGGGACAACACAATGATTTTCAACGTAAACAGCAATAAGTTTATTAGTTGTTTTATTTCTATATTGCTCATGACCCATTCCAAAGTCTGAATCCCATTCTATTAAATCGCCAATAGAAATACAAGAAACATCATTAAGTATTTCAAAAGTGGTATATTGTTCACCGTCAAATGGATGCGTATATACAGCTACCATATTATTTTTACATATATGACTAATTTTACCTTGTCTCATTTAGTTATTCTCTATTTCAGAAATATCACCAATATCAGAAGCATTTGGTAGTTCAACATCAGACTGGGCTGCAAAGTTTAAGCTTTTTCCGAAACAATCTTTCATCATCTTTAAGAAGTGTTGCTTATTTTCTTCTGACTTGTTAAACAATTCAGCAAAAGTGTCAATAGAGTTAAACTTTTTTTCGGTCCCGTCAGGTAATATTATTGTCTTCCAAGCACCAGTTCCTAAATAAGAACTATCATTAAGTAAGTCATAAACGATATGAGCATTACAATAACCTAAATTATTATAATAAAGACGCATTGGAAGAGTACGGCCAAGAGCAGCAGACGATTTACATTTGATAATCTTGGTACGAACAATATGTCCATCAGGCATTTTCGATTCACCAATAAACTTACCACGTTCCATAAAAAGCCTTGAAATACAAGCATATTTTATGGCATCGCCGCCGCTAGAAACATAGGTAGGGCCAGTCCAAGAATTACCAACACCAATAGCAGTTCTAACTTGATTAATTGCTAATACAGCCAAATTAGTTTCACGACAAAGCATTTTAGTTCTTTGTAAACCCTTCTTGATCATTCTAGCTGTTAGAGCTACTTGATTGGAATCATAGTCAGCTTCTTGTTCTGCTCTTGTAGTAAGTCCAGCGATACTATCAATTACTACTAAACTTGGCACCGTTATATTCTTTTTTTGAATATAATTAGCTATTTTTTCTACCTGACTAAAAACCTTTTCGGCCAAATCTTCAATTGTTATAATACACTTACTAGTATCTACTCCAAAAGTTTCGAAACGGTACTTATCACCGGCTCCGCCCTCACTATCAATAAGAGCAGCTAATCCACCAAGTTTTTGTATTTGACCCAGCATATGAATACCGAAGGAACTCTTACCGCTACCTTCTTTTCCGCATACTTCGGTGATTGCTCCTTGAGGAATGCCGCCGCCCAAAAGATAGTCAAGAGCATCTATACCTGTAGGTATAAACGCTCGCACAAAATCGTCATCATCTATTGCTGCGCTACTTCCATATTCTTTACGTAATTCCTTCTTAAAATCGTCTAAATCAGAAAAGATATCAGTAGCATTAACTATTTGAAGGTCTTTATCTAATTTATTACTTTTCTTGCCAGCCATTATTTAGTTTCCTTTATAGTTTCTACATATATTGCGTGTTCACTTTTAGTTAGATTAAGATAGCCAGTAATAACTGGATATTCATAGTCTTCAAGATTAAATGCCGCTACAAATTGTCCATCAAATTGATCTAATTTTTCTCTAATTGGCTCTAATCCCTTTGATGGGATTGGAAGGTTTAACAGGGGTCCACCATTATTTTCACATAAACAAAAAGAGGAATAACCTCCCCTAATGCCGGTAATAAGTTCGCCGTTAATATATAGCTCAATACCATTAGTAATTTTTATCTGTCTAAATGAAACTTCTGCCATAGGCTGTTCTGTCATTACTACTCCTTTTATATATTATCGACAAATAAAGAAAAAGCCTAAACCGAAGTTCAGGCTAATTCTTATTTACTGTATATTAATCTTCCATTGCGCGTTTTAGGTCTTCAAGGTCAAACGGAACATCTTCTACTTCGATTGGCTTGCTATTCTTGACCGGAAGCTTATCCTCAACGGGCTTCTGATACTTTTGAAGCATTTTACGTTCTGCTTCACTTTCATCAACTTCTTCTTTTTCATCCTCTTCTATTGGTGTTGACATGAAATCCTTAAACTTCTTGTCAAGTTCAGCATCAGTTAGTGGAGTAATGATAGAAGTTAGATCGGGAGACTTATCAATCAGGTCTTCCCAAATCTTCTTACCTGATTTACCTTCAAAGGCAACACTTGGATCGTCAAAATCCCAGGTAATAGTTGCGTAGGCGTCTTTACCAGCCTTCTTCGTCTTGCTCAAATCAACGTTTCGACCAGTAGCAAAATCAACGAAGTCAATTTCACGTTCCAGCTTGTTCTTGATTAGATCCATATTGGTCGCGGAAGAAGCACGAACAATCTTGAGGTCTTCGGTCTTAATATCAGAAGTATCAATTTCGTTTGGCTCATATCCGACAAGCAGATAATGAGTTTTTACGAACAACTTTTTCGCAGCTTCAAGATATTCCTTATTTTCAGTCTTGGTGAACTTACGATAAGTCTGGGAAGCTAGTCCACAAAACGGGCATTCTCGCTCTTCCGAAGCTCTTGGACAGGCGACACTTTCAAAATGACCATCAGGAAAGTTTAGAGCGTGATGATTATAGATAGCAACTGGCAATTCAAGGTTTTCTGATTTCAGAGGGAGAAAACGCATGGTGTAGTGCTTACCACTATCTAGCTTCATCCAGGTAAAGTTTGATGTTGCTTTCTTTGCCTTTGACTTTTCTAGCTTTTCCTTAAACTTGTTAAAATTCGTTGTTGACACTTTAGTGTCTCCTTACGCGGCATCCCGCAAAATAAGCAACCGATCTGGTCGCCAAGTTACTAATCTGTCTTACATAGGTAGTATCGACCGTACCTACTATAACTTAATTCGAAAAAAATATTTATTTTTATTAAAGTTTTTGCTCAAGGTACACGATAATAAGCATAGGCGTCTTCGGGAAGAGGAACCTAAAGGAGGAGATGGGAGATAGAAGTAGATAGAAATAAACCTAATACAAACCAAATCAAAGCAACGAAGTGAATGAAACGAAGTGGAATGAACGAGTTGTACAAGGTATATAATTAAGCGTATATGAATAATCTCAAGTTCAGGACAAGGTTCTCATTAAGGTTAAGAACTGGTAAACGAGCTAAACTTCTAAACTCACGAACTAAAAAATCGGAGAAATGTAATCCTGTACTAATAATAGATTTAACATATATAGAAAACTTATTAAACTCAAAAAAACAATATAAAAACTCTTCTCTGTACAATAAAGATACTGATGCTCTAATACAACGAATGTATGAGTGGCTATCTTCTGCTTTTAACTTAACAACACCACAAGGTATTTTGTTTACTGCTGAAAAAGAGACAGAGTTCCTTAAACTATTAGATAAAGATATAATGTATGGAAACATTAAGAACATTATATTTTCTATTATAACTCAACAATCTATATCTAAACCTCTATGTATATTATCTGACAATCTCGAATTATGGTCTTTATCAGCACCTTCTACTAACCTGTCTTTTTTAGCTATCGACTCTAATAATAGGATGATTTACTATAATAACAAGACAGGATTAGATATTCTGTCAAAATTCATAGGTACATATAAGATAGTCAATAAGTTAGGATTAGACAGCTTAAAGTACGTTAGTTTACAATACCTGTACATCTTGTTGTTCTATATTCAGTTTACTAATAACAAACCTGACACTGACTTCTATTTTGACAATGATTTTTTCAAGCAATTTACAAATAAACAGTTTTCTAAATCAAATGGATATGGATTAGAACTGATTACTGCTGCTCATAAGTTTTTAAGTTATGCCTTTCTGACCAAACCAGAGTTTATGGATTACTTCTTAATTGGAGAAATATCACACTATTCTCTTAATTTACAGAGATTAGTCAAACTTATGTATTTTGATGTTCAGATATTAGATGCTATGAAACGAGCTTATCATACTAAAAGTTGTCCTGTGTTTATATCTAACCTTACCATACCCAGTATTAACCCTATTCTACCTGCCAATTTTACCTATTACCCTGAAAAAATTACAAAAATAGATATTGAAGTTCCTAAAACTGCCGATACTATTAGTGATATAGAGAGCTATGTCACTAACCTTTTAGGATTATAGTGTCAGGTATTTACAGTATTCAAATCAATAATAAAATATAATATGTCTACTTCTACTATATTTAGCATAGTTCATAATGATACATGGAAAGAACAAATAAATGGTTAATCCTAGATTTCTTGGTAATAAAAACGTGCTTCTAATTGACGGTACAAATCTTCTTTTGAGGGTCTTATTTTCAAAAAATAAGGGCAGCGTAGTTATATCTCAACCAGAAATGATACTGGAATGTGCTATGATTTTCATACGCCAGATAACTATTTGCCTCAAAAAATACTCTTGTGAACGTGTTTATGTAGCCTTTGATAATGGTGGTTCTATACGAAAAAAAGCTATTTTTGAGGAATATAAGCAAAATAGACCTAATTCTGGAACAAATTATGGGCAAGTTTCACCCTATAATGATGCTACAAACGACCTTTTTGTTAGTTTAAAGACCAAAACACTAGAACTTTGCCATATTTTTAACCTTCCAATCTTTCATGAATACGGTATTGAGGCCGACGATGCCTTAGCGATAATGGCAAATCAGCTTACCTCCATTGGAAAACAGGTTATATTATTGAGTAATGACTCAGATTTCCTTCAATTATTAAGGATTCCGTCTATTATTTGCTCAATTCCATATAATAAATCTGAAGTAACCCTGGATTCTTTCACTAAATACTTTTCAGAACTTCCAAAAAGTAAAGGAATTACTATTTCTTCCTTCGAATATCTGTATTATAAAGTAATCGTTGGCGATACTTCCGACAATATCCAAGGTATCAGAGGCATTGGATATAAAACATTAAATAAATTAATGAAAGAACAGTTGCCATTAGAGGAAAAAACTACTATTGAGATGTACATAGCTGATGGATTAGACTATATAAAGCTATTAGCTTCTAGAAATTCTACAAAATTAGAAAAATTAATACATGATAACTTAGACTTGTTAATACGAAATTATAAATTGATTGAACTCTCAGAAAAATATATTAGCTCAAAAACTGTGTCTTTAACCCTAAAAAAGCTCATGGAAGTGCCTGAAACACCTGATAAGAAGGATGTTATCAAGCGATTTAACACCTTATTTCCTAATTCGTCGGAGCTGGACTTCGTTTTGAATACTTTGTTCGCTTTCAAATCTATCTATCAAGAAGTTTCAGAATAAGCCGATACTGGTACTGGAGGATTGGGTATGGACTCATTACAAATAGACACTTTTATATCAGGCGTTATAGGATTATCTCATGTAGAACGATATCATGGGCATCAAACTATTAGTAAGCAGAGTGTGGCAGACCATAGTGCCAGAGTTGCTCAATTAGCTCATATCGTAGCCTTTGAGTTCTATCGTGGAGATATAAATAAAGCTAATTCAGTTTCTGTATTTGCTCTTTTTCATGACTTTTCTGAAAGTTTACTAAAAAGTGATATCAATTCAAGTGTAAAAAACAAACTAGGAATACGAGAATTAGTAAAACAGTTGGAAATTAATGTAGTTAATGAGTCTTTTGACAAAACTTCGCAACAATCTTATGGTGATGTAAGTCATATTAATGATTTACTATTAGAAAATTGCGAAGAATCTGACGATTACTGTATTTTAAAACTATGCGATACGCTTGATTTTGGGTTGTATGTTAAAAATGAACTAATGTTAGGCAATAGTTATATGTTCCCATTACTCGATTCATTTAAGCGTGAGTTTTCTAAATATCCAGATTATTTAAAATCTACTCATATAGTTAAGGAAATATACGATAAGATAATAGTGGAGCAGTAATGTCTGAAATTATCTTAAATTGCCCAAAATGTGCCGAACATGAGACTCCTAAACTCTACGTGAACGTGGAGTTAGGATGTTTTAATTGTTTTCGTTGTGGATTTAGTGGAAAACTACGTAAATTATACCAATTTCCAGAATTAGTATCATCTTTGGAAGATAAAATCTCATTATCAGAGTTTACCAAGCTTAAATCATTTAAGCCTATGGAGCTTACTGATATTGACGCATTAGAGGACTTAAATCCAGTAAGAGAATTGGTATATTCTGACCCACAATACACTTATTTAATGAACAGAGGCTGGACGGATGCTTTAATCTTCCTTTATAAACCTCTTTTATCATTAAACCCTAAATATAAGGATAGAGTTGTTCTTCCAGTCATAAAAAACGAAAAAATTATATATTTTACTGCTCGTTCTATTGAGCAAAATCCAGCAATGAAGTATAAAAATCCAGCAATTCCTCGAAAAGATGTTATTTTTGAGTCTATTTTACCAGAAAATCAGTTTTTCAAGGAAACTTTGGTAATTTGTGAGGGATTTTTTGATGCTTTTAAAATACCTAATTCCATAGCTCTTTTTGGCAAGACAATTACATCTGAAAATGAGCTAAATATACTCAAAAAAGCATCAAATAAGACAGAAATCTATGTTTGTCTTGATTTTGGTGCAGAACATTGGATTGAAGGTATCTGTAAAAAACTTCATGACTGGATGCCTAATAAAAAAATCCACTTTATCGATACTAGTAAATATGAGGATAAGGATTTGGGTAAGTTATCTGAAGAATTGGACTCGTTTGAACTTATGTCATGGATTAAAGAAAATAGTAAGGAATATTCGACAATTTCGTTAACTGATACTTTACGAAGCAAATTAAGGATGTATAATTAAATGTATATGTTAGAGACTTTAATGAACAAGTTTACGTAGGTTTTTAGTACCTGTAGCATAGTTCGGCCTAATGCGGTGGCCTCTAACTCCATGAGCGCAGGTTCAAATCCTGTCAGGTACACCAATCGTCCTCCTTGATGATTAAATGACTGTATTGCTTTATTAATACATGACATTTAATCAAAAAGGAGATTTTATTATGTCAACTTCTATAAATACCAATGAAATCAAACAACCACATGCTCCACGCTTTACACCAGAACAAAAGGAAGCATGGCAAAAAGCAAAAGAATTATTAAAAACTAGTATGAATTACCAGTCTAAACGAGCACTTCATATCGCAATGTCTCAATTACGATTAGAAGGTGGCCGAAAGCATAGGGGTCCGATTGAGGCTCTTCCGAAGAACGAAACAAAGCTACAACAACATAATGCTGAAATAGTTAATATAAGACTTAATGAACGTGTAGCTGAATGGAAGGAATATTTAACTAACCCAGGTTCGCGTAAACTGTATATTATTGTTAGTCCTGATTTAGATACCTCACAATCAGCCGTACAAGCCTCCCATTGTGCCGCAGACTTTGTTAAGCAACATCCACTCGCTCCTTGGATTAACGGTACCATGGTGCTTCTAACGATGGATACTGATAAAATAAAAGGTAAAAATGCGTTAGAAATCTTTTGTAATGATTATTTCTGGTATGTTGATTACAAAACTTGCTGGAAAGAACCAGATCAGGATAACAGAATAACTGCTGTTGCTATGTTATGTGACTTTGGAAATGACCGAATAGGAAAGCAGCGAGGAGTTAAGTTGCTATAATTAAGTTTGGAAACTAATATGGAATCGATCCCAAAACTGTTATTGGTAGAAAACTTTAAATGGCTACTTGGTCAGCTTCATGCTTTTGATGACCCTCAGTTTACTTATGCTTCAGTAGGTAGACAAGACTTACGTGGTGGTGTACGTAGAGAATATCGGTATGAAAAACATTACGATACATACTACAAGGGTTCAATTATAACAAAAAGCCCGTCACCAACCCAAGTAGCTATTGGCAATACTCAAATAGAATGTGACGAATGGGACATTACTCACCCAAAGTTCAAAGATCCAGAACTTAAAGAAAAATACCCTAAACCAGATACTCATTATACCGTATTAGTTACTAGCAGACGTAGTTTACAAAACAAAACAGCACAACGTTGTTATGTTTCTTGTGATTGTATGGATTTTAATACTACTTTTAAAGAAGAATTATTAAAATATGGATATACTAATGGGACTACTCTACAAGGAACCGGCAAGAAAAAACTAGCACCGGCAATTTGTAAGCATATATACTCTGTGTTAATGCGTGAATATATGTTCTATATTAACACGGAAGATTCTGAACAGCTAACTCCATTAATTACTTGGCCGAAAGAAGCGCCACCAGAAAAAGAACAAGTACCTACACACTATGATTATGAACCTATTGAATATGAAGAAGAGCCAGAAGAAGGAATCCCACCAATTCAACCTTTAGGAAAACCAAAACGAGGAAGAATACCAAAGACTCCTGAACAAAAGAAAACTGAATACGAAAAAATTATAAAACAGTCTCTAAAATTCATTGCTAACACTATGCCAGGAGGAATTAACGCTTACAAGAACACCAGACAAGGCGATACTTCCTATAAAAAATATAAGTTTATGGTTAAAAAGTATTTCCAAGGTTGGGTTATTGTTTACTCTAATCCTCTGCTTAATCCATTTAGAGACAAAGCAAGAGAAAAAGAAATTGTACCACTAATAAATAGAACAGCCAGAGGTATGCTTCCGTTTGGTGATTCTACGGTAGTGTATACAAAGTATTTTTCAAAAGATGAATTGATGGGGTTTATCAGGTCTGAAACAAAGGAAATACAACCTAATCAAATTGAAAAACTAAATAAAATACTTAAAAAGTATACCTTAACTGAATCATTAGAGGTTTTAGATAGTGAATCTTCTTCTATATTAACTACTTTATTAGGACTTTACTAATGACCACAAGTGTATTTAAAAAATCAGTTGTAGTTAACTATAATACAACATCGTTTCCTGCCGATACTATACATACCTTAGTAAGAACATTTAATAATTCTGTTATAGATTCAGCAGGTAATCCAGATGCTTCTCAAATACTTGTATACTTTAATGGGCAGCAAATAGGGACTACCACAACCTCTAAATATTTTTACTCTATATCATTTACTGGTTCTCCTACCACCTCTTTTACAATAACTTTATCAGCTAACACATCTTATACAAGTCCTGGATATGTTTCTGAAACTCCTTACGCAGTAGTGATCGGGCCGAACGATTTATTTTTTATTGATTATACTTATACTATAACGAGCTAATAAACATGTCTGATAAAACACAAGAACAGTTTCTTAATGATACTAAAACACAGATATTACAATATTTATACAGGTCATTACAAGAACCTGCTAGCGATTTGATTAAATTTCTTCAAGAAACGTCAGGTAATGGTAACTTAAATTGGCAAAATTCAGCAAATAAAGCTAAATTAGGTATTGTATTTGCTTCTTTGGCTAATAGTATAAACAATTATACGCTAGCTGATGGCGATTTTAGAACTTATTTATTGCTACAATTAGTAAATATTACATATAATCAATATACCGATGAGCTATTTTCTCAGTTTTTACGTCAAGGATATAACATAACTCCAGAAAGTGTTGTTGGATCTTTATCTACAGCCTATTCTACACAAGAACCTCAAAATACTAATTTTCCAGGTGACGCAAATACATCAAGTGAGTATTTACCAATTAAGCCACAAGATAGATTAGTACCTTCAGTATTATATTCAGACTCTGACATTGATTAAAAAATTAAATCTTTCAGACTTTTTAGCGCAAAGCTACATTACATCTCCTTTAACGTTTCAACCGAAGGAGTGTGATAATATGAGTTTTAGTTTGATAGAATTTTATAATATCATGTCAGCACACGTTGGTTCATTTATTATAGACGAAATTACCTATTCGGCTATAATACCGTCAACAAGTAACCTTTATTTTTTCAGGGAGTCAGACAATGACGAATTTATTTTGTTATTTGACCCAATCAACGATATAAAAAAGAAAAATAATAGCGATTTTACTGTATTTTATTATCCTAATACTATTATTAATATTTCGTTAAGGGAATCAAATGTCAAAGAAGACAGGAATATATAAAATTACTAATATATTAACAGGAGATTTATATATTGGTTCAGCAACAGATATAGTAAAAAGATGGTGGCTACACAAATACCAATTATTAAAAAATATTCATCATTCTACTTATCTTCAAAACGCTTATAATAAATATGGAAAGAATACTTTTATATTTGAAGTATTACTTTATTGTGAAATAAAAGATTTACTATTTTTTGAGCAACGAGCAATAGATACATATAATCCAGTATATAATATGTGTAAAATTGCTGGATCTAATAGAGGTTTGACTATATCTGATGAGCACAAACAAAAAATAGCAAAAGCTAACTTAAAAAATACACACAGACTTGGCAAAGTTCTCTCAAAAGAACACATACAAAAAATATCAGAGGCAAATAGTGGTGAAAATAACTATATGTTTGGCAAGAAACACTCTAAAGAAATGAGACAAAAAATGTCAAACAATAGTAAAGATAAATCAGGAGAGAATAACCCAATGTTTGGAGTTCATAGATTTGGTAACTTAAATCCCATGTTTGGAAAGCACCAATCAGAAGAAACTAAAAAGAAAATATCAGAAGCAGCAAAGAATAGAAAAAAGGATACTAATAATGTCTAAAAAATCTACACGATTATTAAAATGTAATATGTATGAGGATGCCGAAGAGTTATTATATTCGACAGAAACAGAAGTAGTAAAAACGAAGCACATTGAACCTACACGACCAAAAAGACAGACATCATCGGTATCTCCATCAAAAGAAGCACCAGATAGAAATAAAATATTTGGAGAAGCTATTTCAGTAAAGTCAGTTTCTTGTAATTGTAATAAATGTGGAACTCACGTGAATGGTGTTTTAATTAATACTATCTATTCACCAGCTTCGGATATGCTTACTCCATTTATATCTTATGAATGTGTAAATTGTAAACATTCAGGATTTCGATCAGTATTAGCCAAAGCTCTGCCAGTAAAAGACTTCGACAAAATTTATTTTAATTCGTAATTTGTCGATAATATAAGTATTATATCAAGGGATATTTATGGATTTAATCAAAAAGAAGTATGTTTGTAATGTATGCTCTTATCGTGGCGCTATATTGACAGCAATTAAAGATAATAGAACTATTACAACTGACTTTTTGCGAGAATATGTAGAACCTCTCGGGGAAATATCAGAAAATATTATATATAGTTATGAAGTAAATCGGGATGATACTGGATTATTATTAAATAAAAAGCCAGTTAAATGCGTCTGTGAAAAATGTGGAGAAATTGACATAAAATATATACCAGATCAAAAGTTTGATAATGTTCTTAATTTTTATCCTACCTGTGAAAATGAAAAATGGTTGAGGGGTTTTTGTGATCTTGGGCAAAAGCGATAGTTCACGGTCAAGTAAGAGATAATTAATTGTAATGAGTTTTATACTTAAGGAATACAATGTTCATCAAATCACAGTTATTTAAGTCTCTTTATGAAGCTCGTAAGCCAAAAAAACCAGTAGAAGAACCTAATCCAAGTGAGGATGCTGAGGATATTGAAGCCGGGGAGCAAGCTGGATGGAAAATTAAACGTCCAAGTAAGTCTAATAAGGGAAAAATATTCAAGAGTCCAGTACAAGCTGCTGTAGACGCTGGTAAAACAACCAAGCCAGGAGCAGTTTCTAACCGAGTTGAAAAAGTTGCTATAAAAGATGTTGCTAAAAACGAAGAAGCTAAAGGAAAATCTAAAAAAAGTAAAGAAGAAGAACCGTTTAAGGATTCTCCAAAAGTAAAAGGTAGTGAAGCATTTAAGCCAGAAGATTTAAAAAGTAAATATCTAAAAACTAAATCTGAATATGGAAATGCCTATATGAAAAATAGGCAGTCTGTAGCTGATTTATATGCTGACGTAGAAAATATACCTTTTAGATTATCAGCCAAAAAATCACGAAATCTTTTTAAATATTTTTCAGAAGTTTTATTAGATTCAGAAAATGCCCAAATAAGAGAGGATGAACAATCACAACCAGCCTTCAAAGAATTACTAGATATTCTTCGAAAGGGTGGCGTTGGTGGATTACATTCTAATGAAGGCTATAATAATATACCAACTTATGTTTTATTTATGGTATTGGTATTTCCACTAATACAGCCTGATATGGTATCTTATTTATTCAGTAAACCAAACATAGCTAATTTTTTCAATACCTTATCAAAAACTTATTCTGGAAATATTTTAAATCCAATTTCTTTTTCTCCTAATACTGACTTATCATCTTTAGATCAAATTAAAGATGAGTATACTAGACTAGTAGTTGAACAGTTTCAAAACATGCTGCGCTCAAACGATCCAGAACAACAGCCAGAAAAAGTAGAATTAGCCAGATATTTACAAGAGGTAACTTCAGGACTATCACAAAGTTTTACAAAATCTATTGGAAGCTACAAACATAAAAATGAAATAACTAAAACTATATATTATGCTATAGCTGGTGGTTATGTGCCAGAAAATTTAGATTACTTTGAATTAGATGATAAAAAAGTACAGGATTATTTTAATAATAAGAGTTTATCAAAAGAACAGAGTTTACTTACAGATGCCGCTGAGCAATTAGTGTATCATCGTAGTGAGAGTATAGAAGAAAGTCCAGCCCTTAATAAAAATTTAGCTGGCATGAATGCTAGAAATGAACTCGCATGGAAATACGCACTAGAAACTAACAGACTGCAACGTAAGCGTAAGAATAAAGAAATAGAGAGAGCTGAAAAAACTAGAAGTATTAATTTAGGTACTTTTGAATATTTCAAAGAATTATCAAGAGCTATCCCACAAATTAATGAAAATGATGCCAAGCTAACTGAAATATTAAACAATATGTTTAATTTTGGAGAGGGTCTTACTACTCTTTCAGTAGAATCAGTTAGTAAAAAAACAACAAATGACTTACATAATTTTGCTAAAGAAGGAATGGATTTAATATCGGCAATTTTTTCTAATGATGCTTTATTATTAAAAACATTTAATAATGTGGCAGAAAAAATTCCAGTTATTAAGCAAAGTATAATTGAATCAGAAGATAGAATAGCTTATGTTAGAGATACTTATTTAGCTCCGTTTAAAACCCAGTTATCTACTATATTAAAGAATTTTGCAGCAATAACTGAAGAAGATGTAAGTATTTTATTAAATACTGTTATTTCTATTACTAATTGTATAGGTAAACAATTAGAGCCATTCAAGCTCAAACCAATTTTATATAGTTATGAAACCCATCTAAAAAAAGCAGAATTAAGATCTAATATTTACAGACTTGATGGATTTGCTTTCCTTCGTAGTGTGTTAAATTTAGATTCTCTTTTAATTGAAGCTGGTAAAATTACTAAAAAAGCTGGAAAAGTAGCAAAACAAAAAGAAGAAAAACCAACTACAGATCAATCAGTAACAGCTGGTGAAGAGGGCGCAGAATTTAAAACTGGGGTACTTCTCGGAAGTAAGAGAAGTTCTAAACAGTTACAGGCTGCTAGAAGAGAAATAATGGAAACCAAGGCAGTATTGACTAGCTTACGAAGCGTTACTGCTAGACTGTTAGATATAATTAGACAAAAAATTGAAGATGCCGATCTTAAAATACTAAATGCACTAGTTTCAGGGGCTACAGAAGAAGAGGATATAGTTAAAGTATCTGAATTTTTAACTACTTTGGTCTCTGATATTTCTTCTAGATTTTTCTCTAAAAATAGTCCATATAAACTTTCATTACTATCTGCTGGGGAGTCTAAAGAAGCCCTAGTTGCTAAAACAGTAACATTGAATCTGATAGAAGATGCTAAAAATAGTTTATTAGCTACTCCTGGTGTATTTAATGGTAAAACAGAATATTATGATGGATTAACTGATGATTTTATCAACTTTGTTAATTTAGTTACATCAATCAAACCAGACTATGCTGGATTAGCTATAGATCCAGTAACTGGCGAAGTTTCATCAAACTTAAAAGATGCTATAGATCCAGCAAGTAGTTCTAAAAGTTTCTTTGGAAACTTCTTTTTCGCCGGATTACCAAGAGCAATAGAGTCAAATCCATTAGCAAAACTTTGTCTACAAAAGTTTATGTTACTAAAGTTTAAACGTCTATTCTTTAACCCGTTATCTACCGCTTCATCAAAAACTATTTTATTACCAGAAGCAATATCAGCTAATCCAAAAGCTGCGGCACAAATAGATGCTTATTTTAAACAGTTACAAAATACATGTCATGGCGGAATACAAACAGCAGTTGATGAAATTGACACAGAAATTTTAAGTTCTTATGGAGATTCTACAAGAAACTTTACTACCTTTGTTAATGAAGAAGATCCCACAGTATCTGCTACTACTGCATTTTATATTCCAGGAACCCATGATAAAGAATATGAAAAAGTAACAGAGCTTATTGGTAATAGAGCTATGGAATATCTTGCCAGAGGTAAAAATATACAAACAGCTAATCGTCTATTTTTAGAAGAGTTTGCCAAAGTTCCAGTATATGAAGAAGGTGAAAAAGGATCTAAAATATATACAAGTGTAATAAACGCCATAGATCTTATATCTACTGCTATTAATCTTAAAGCAGCACAGACTGCCTTCACTGGAGATAAGAAAGCAGAGGAAACATTAACTTCTCTAATTAAAAAATATATGAAAGAAGGGAATGACAGTCTAGTTGCTGATTTAACAACAAAACGCAATATGTTTGAAGATTTGCTAGCTAGATTTGAAAAAGAATCACAGTTTAGAGGCACCAGTTTAATAAATTATCAGACTAATAGAATAGATAATCCAGTTCTAGCTCAAATACTTGATAAATTTGACGCGTTTATTTCAGAAGAGTCCTTAGCTAAAAGTCTTGTTGAATACGCTCAAGATGTCGCTGAACGTAAGGCATCTGGAACTTGGGATATTTCTGGCGTTAAAGAAATTATAGCTAAAACTGGAATAATGTATAAACAGATAGCGCATTTTAAGAGCAGTTCAACAAAAAAAGAAGCACCAGAAGAAATTACAGAAATAGCAGCAAAACAATCTTTATTTGATGAAACTAATCCAAAGGCATTAAAGTTTAAGTTTGAAGGAACAAGAGAAGTTGTAAAAGAGTTTATAGATAGAGTCTTTGGTAGAACTATTATACCATTAGGCAGAGATGCTCACAGAAATGCCAATGAAGCTCCTGTAGAATCTTATAATGAACGAATAAGTAAATTAGTAACTGCGGTAGATTTAGCTACTAGTGTATATGTAGATTTTTATAACTCCATTAAAGAAGTTGATAAAGCAGAAGAATTGAAAGTAGCTAAAAGTTTGGCCGAATTCAACTGCTCAAAATTAAACGAGTGTTTTACAATTATAAAGCATTTCGATACTGTTGGAATATACAACGTACAAACTCAAACTGAATTGTTAACCACCATTCAGCAACTAAAACCACATGCTACACTTTCTATTCGTGACATTAGTAATGAAATACAAGATGTAGAAAATGTGCTACCAAATCTACTAAAGCTTAATAGTAGTGATGATGAAGCTGGTAAAAAGTTTGCCGAGAAGAAAGAAGATATATTTAACAATTATCTAGGATCAAGACATGTGTATAGTCTAATGAAACAAGGATATACCCTTACAGAAATTTTTGAAAGGGTTAAACAGATAATGTTAGAAAAACAAGGCAATCCAGAGTTTGTTAATTTTGCCTCACAAGAAGTTGTAGAACCAGAAGTAACCACAACTGTATCTGGAGTTAGTAAAAAGGTTAATAAATCTGCTGATACTTTGGCTGATATTTTTATTAAGCGATTGAGGTTTAACTATCCGATAGAAAATAGTGGAAATAATACGACTAATGGTCTAGACAATAGATTCTTAAGTAGATATGCCACTTTATTAGACCCAGCTACTTATTCTCTTAATCTATCACCGGAAGTTAAAACACAATTAGTACAAGCTGCCAGTAATTTACTAACGTCATTACCAGGGATACTCGACCAGGAACGTAACACAAAGAAAGCTAAACTTTCAGCAGCAGGAACGTCTCCAGAAGAGATATCGGCACAAGATATACCAAATGATATTATAATTAAGAAAATTCAAACTACCGTGACAGGTACTGCTGGTATTGTAAATGAAATAACAAAAAAGACAGTAACAACATTACGTGACCCTAGAACAATAAAGCCAGTTGTAAAAGAAAGCATGTTTAATTTAGCCAAAGCCATTTTAGAAGCTATGGATGATGAAAACAATGACAAAAAGAAACCATTTACTAATATTTCAGCTTCTCAAAATAAAAGACGAGATGAAGCAGAAGCACGAAACCAAGAAGCTGGTCCGAAAGCTAATGAAATGACTTCAGGTGATGCCGCCACATTAACAAGTTTAGCTGCTATCTTAAAGGCAAGCTATGGAGTAACGTGTTCCCCAGAGGCAGGTCTTATGAGAGGTAACGAACCATTTACTTTCACTTTCCTTGAATATACCGTTGATTTATTACAAGAGTATAATAGCTCACTTAAAGAATATTTAGTAATTATTAACAAATATGTAGAAGGTTCAGATACAATAGAATTTGAAACTTCCAGACCTGGGGCTGACCATAATATTTATTGTAAGATGTTCTATTTTAACAAGCTAAAACAAATAGTAGATACGTTCTATAAATCAACGGTATAATATGAAGCAAACTAAAAGAATAAATCTTTCTGATATGCTAGCTCAACTTGAAAAAGCCGAGCTAGCAAGTTTGTTCGAAATTATTAAACCTAAAACAACCCAAGATATTAAATTAGCTGCGGCAGAACGTGAAAGATACAGCGACATTCGTAAAGATACTGGGGTGGTAAAGCAGATCACACAAGAACCTGGAACAATGATAAAGCATGGGCTACAAAATACAAAAGATGCTTATGCCAAGGCTAATATTGTACCGTATTTGACTAACACTTCTTTATATAAGGCATTCGGTTCCTTATCTCCAGAACAACAACAAGGGATGGAAAACGCGGCTATAAATTATAGTGATAAGCTTAAACAGATAAATTGGACGTATCATTTTTATTCAACTATTCTAAAAGGGCCTAGTGTAAAGCTAACTACTTTAATGGTTAAGCCCGAGATAGTTATACCATCAGCTAAAACAGTAGAAGATTTCTATACTAATTATAGTGTATCTAATTATGCCCCATTATTTGAAGATACCACTACTGCGGACAGAGTTATTTCTGGAACAAGAAGCGGTGATGATATATATTTAAACACCAATAATGAAGTAAGAGCATATGTTAGATCAGAGAAAGAACGCGGATTGTTTATTGGGGCCGTAGTATCAGGCGCCAGATATGTTAATTTTACTCAATTAGAATCTAATATATCATCAGAAGAAGGTTTAAAACTTAAAAACTTTGCCTCATCTATTCTTGACACAGTCAAACAAAAAGTATTTACAGATATTGAACCCTTTTTTAGAACTGATAATGAAAAAGCATTTTTAAATACTTTAAAAACATCACAACTTTCACCAGTATTTATGGATTCTTTGTTTTTTGGATTAGTAGACGTGATGAATATTCCATTATCAGTAAATTATGGTGTTAAACAAAAAGCTGGGGAGGCTTTACGAGGGTTTAATGTATTAAATAACCAAATGTACGGAGAGTCTTTAGCACAGTCTAACCCACCAGCAGCTTCGGCTATTATTTCTAATTTAGACAAGTGTATGACTTTTGGCAATCCTTTCTTACGAGATTTACAGAAGTTAATGAGGGCGGCGTCTAAAGCTCGGTATACTCCAACACATTATAATAAACTTACTAATGTTTTATTTGCCAAGTTTGGAGATTTACTATCTAAACTTACCGCTATATGTGGAACAAGTGCTTATGATTTTGATACAATTTTTTGTAAAAATTCTCCACAAGATAAAATAGACCAATTAAACCATGATTTTGAGTCTGGTTCTATATTTTCAGGATCTAGCGACACTTCACGATACCCAAATCCATTTATAAGAATATTGTTTACAAAAAGAAATGAACCAGACCCAGCATACATAATAAAACCAATGCATGTAAGTGCTTTAGCTTTTGCGCAAGAAACAAAATATAAGTCTAAAAGTGGAACACTTCCATTATTAGTAGCCCTTAACAGTGATAAAGAAACTGTTAAAGCTAATGAATGGAAAGGAGTAGGAATACCAGAAGATGAACATAAAGAGATTTTAGCAAAGGCACAAGCTGAAACTGGAAATATAAGCAAAGCAAGTTATGTTAGAGTATTATCATCCCTCGCTGACCGTGACGATACCTCACAAAATGCTCAAGCGGGTAAAGACAGAATGGCTGCGGCACAGTTATTAAATACTTTCGAGTCTTTATATAATGGCGACGGAACTTTTAAACCTAACCATGTATTATTTGCCATAGTTCCAAGAGTGTTATTCCAAGGTGCTGCTCAAGGTATATCAACAGAAGTTAGTATAGATCTTCAAATGGAGAATGCTAATAAAAACATAAATATATATAAAGAAAGTTTTGAGTATGATCGACGTGAAGCAAAAAAGAAAGCTTTAAAAGAAGTAGAAGATGCTAATAATATGTCTATTATGGGAGACCCAACTTCTCCTGACGTTAATAAAGATATTGATACTAAAATAGCTAAAAGAAATGAAGCTAAAAAAGTAGCCAATGAACGATTAGCGTTATTTAAAAATGTAGCTCTTGATGATACAAAAGATGAAATAATCAGTAGTATAACTGCTAAAATGGTACCACTTACTGATGTTCTTAATACGTTCTTAACACACATGTATACCTATGATATGTCATCGCAAGAGTTAGTTAATCTTCAAGGAACTTTTAAAATTATTGTAAGAAATATTCAAGCTGGCTATTGGACTATGAAAATACCCTGTTTACGTAATACTAAACTTGGATTAATTAGTTTATTAAAAACTGACAGAGGAGATTTTAATCTTAATCAATTTGAAGATATAGAAACTTCAATTAGTCACTTACGTCAAGAATTAATAGATATAAAATTAGCAGAACAAGCCACGGAACAGCCACATCAAACGCCACCTAGCAGTATTATATTACCCCCAGGATACGACCCAATTAAGTTTTAGAAGAGACTATGGAACCAACACAACAAGAACAGTCAGTATCTAATGAAATAACAGAGATGTCTTTACAAGAAATGATGTTTCTTGTAAGTGCTTGTTTTTATACAACCGCTGCCGAAATAGGCCAACAAGCTTTAGAAGCTAAAAATGAAGCACTTGTAGTTATTAAACATGCTGACGTTCCAGATATAGCAAAAGAAATTGAAGCGGCCGGCAAAGAAATAACTGATTTTAAAACAAAAGAAACAAAATATGATGGCACGGCGGAACCTTTAACTCCAGAAGAACCATAGTTTGTCGATACTAATAACAGAGCTGTTTTAGGAGCTATGTTGATTGACAAGACTACGATTCAGTATATAAATCCAGCACTTAAGTTTTCAATAAAGAAATATTTTCCCTTGAAGGAGAAGACGTTGTTATACGACGCCTTGCTTTTTTGTAGTGTGATATCTAAAACTCCAATGCGCTGTTCTTCTGCTGATTTAGAAGCCTTTAGTAATTTAATGATTAACTGTAAAGAACTTGATATATCTTTAGAAAAATATTTAAGTTGTGCTTATGCTTATATTAAGAAATATTCAACTCCTGGGCATAGGCTCGGAATATCTTATTTTCTAAATGATTCAGTAATAGAGTATTGTGGCTCTATGTTGGAAAAGTTCACTAGCTCCTCTTTGTTTTTAGAGCAAGTAAAAAATGATATTCTGTCTACAGAAAAAAGTATAAGAGAATTAATGACGGAAACTTCAATATCATACGAGCAATCTTTTGGGAATATGCTTAAAAATAAAAAAATAAGTTCATTCTTTTTAGCGTATAAGAAGTTTTGTAATTCAGTGTTAGTTAAAGACTACAATTCTGAATATTTTATGACATTAGTTAATATACTAGAGCCATTCTTTACGTATATTTTAGCTAAAAATAATGTATATAGTCCTCATAGGATACAAAAGTGGAATAATTCTAAAATAGAAGATTTTAGTTTTTGTTCAGTGTATTTTACAGATAGATACATAACTAACGAACTTATAGAAGAATGCCTAGGCAACGAAGCTACTGAAAATGGAACAAAGTTACACAGTATTTTTGAATCTATTTTTACTAGATATAACAAAAATAAAGTAAAAAATCTAAAAAATATAGCATTAAAATATTTTAAATCTACAGCTTATTTGGATATAAAGAAAGAACTACCTGAACATATGTCGTTTATAGAGGAATTATTTACAAAAGATGATTCTATTTTTTATTCCTTGCTTGATGAAAATACACAAGTTTTAGTAGAACATACAATGAATGCTAATCTGGCTGGATTTGAGTTTTATGGAACAGCAGATTTGATTTTTATAAACAATAACAAAGCTTATATATTTGACTATAAATCATCAAAATTAGATGAAAAGTATTTAACAAAAAATAACGACAAGTATAATAAACAAATTAGTCTTTATGCTAAACTATTAAAAGAAGAACATCCAGAACTTATTAGCATAACTGGAAAAATTATATATACAAGAGGATTACTACATCCGTTTGATAAATTAAATGATAATATTCATATAGAACGAGCATTAGACATAGAAAAAATTAAAAAAACATTAAAATCAGGCATTCTTATGCCAAATACTCGCAATTGTTTTCTCTGTAGACACCCGGCTTGTAAGTTTAGAACACGACCTAGTATTTGGGCAGAGGATGGTTCGCGAAAAATAAGCAATTAAATTGTAGAGGTTATATACACTATGAAATCATTAATTAGAATGTTTTTAGATGAAGCAGTTGAAGATGTTAATTTACCAAAAGAGCCAGTCAGTGCCGCAGAACCAGTAGGACAGCCTATGAGTAGTGGTGATTTTGCTCCTCCCCCCGCAACTCCAAGTTTAACACAACAGGCTCCCGGTGCTGCCGCCATGCCTAAAGGTCAGGCTGGAACAAACACTATTCAAAAAGAAGTACTAGATAAGCAAGTTATTCTTACTATTCTTGGTGAAATGAAAAGTGTTATTGCTTTCTATGATAAAAAGTTTGAAAGTGAAGATCTTGATTTAGAGACTGCCAAGAAAGTTATTGATAACTTTCTAGCCAGTTTAGCCACACATGCTAATAACATTGCTAATTTAATAGGTGAAGATACCCCAGAAGAAGCTCCTATGGAAGAGCCTTTACCAGAACTTCCTCAAGAACCAATGCCAGAACTTCCTCAAGAACCAATGCCAGAACAAACACCAGCACAAGATGATGGATTAGGTAATGAAGCTCTTCCTACAAGTCCTTCACAAGAAGAATATACAAATCCGTTTGGTCATGCCGAAGAATCTGATTTTACTGATCCATCTGGAGCACTATAATGGCATCATATACTACAAAGTTTAGCGTTGGCGATACAGCATATTATATTAAACATGCTAATGTTATATCTGTTGTGGTATCTGATATATACATTCATGATTTTGTTGGGTTAGGAATTAACTCCACCGGGTCTTCTAGCAATATAAATCCTCCTCTAATTTCATATAAAGTGTCTCATTCTGTGAATAGCTCTGGTGTTGGCGTCTCTAAAAATGGCCCGTCAACATTTAATGAATCAGATTTGTATTATATAGCCGAAGTTACTGCTACAATGAATCAGATTTTAGCACAAAAAGCACTCAATTTACAGGCATTAAACTAAATGGCTCAAATAATAACTACACAATTTTCTATTGGTGATACTGCTTATTTTCCGTTATTTGCCACCGCTACTATTTATGTAGTTACTGTTATTGATGTTTATTTAAGAAATGTAAATGGACAATCTATTGTTTTATATGATTTACAAAGAATAGATAATAAGACTGTATTACAAGGTATTCCGCAAGATCAAGTATTTACTTTTCCACAAGCAAAAGCTTCTTTACTAACTTATCTACAAGCAAAAATAACTGAAGTAACTAACTTAACGGTATCTTAATGGCAACTCTATATAACAAATTATTTGAAACATTTGACACTCTATCAAAATCAAATGTAACTAATGGGTCAATAGATGGTGTTATATCTCCATACTCTGTCCCAGCCAAAGATTCAGTTGGTATAGCTGTAGATACGTTAAACGATTCAGATAGAATTGATAGTAAAATCTCGATAGTACATAAGAAGTGTCAGTATAATATCATGATGGTTTCTGCTTCTGACATGGAAGGATTTAGAACGTTATGTGAAAGACTTACAGACGCTTTTAAATTAAACAAGATTTTTGATAATGATCCACTAATTCAGACTAAATTGGCAGAAATACTTGCTTACAGTTATATATCCAAAAACTCTACCTATCTTATATACCCTGATATTTTTCAGGCAAAGACCAAGGCTCTGTCTGTGTTTAATGTGGCTAAAAAGCTTGGGCTAAACTTTCTTAATTCAAAAGTTGAAGATTTATTAAAGAAAGTCTTACTCACCGTATTTTATAAGATTTCGTTTGACCAAGATGATAAACAAAAAACTGAACAAGCACCAACCAAGCCTACCACACAGCAGCAACCATTACAACAGCCCTTACAAACTCCTGGAATAAAATAGCATAATGAATATTACTTATTGTTATGTGTATTATAGAAAAGATTACTCCAGCGACAGTTAGTTTAATAGTTCGTAATAAAACTTGGAAGGAAGAATAAATAAAATGACTACCGAATTAGAAGTAGTTGAAACTTTTTGGCAGAAATATAAAAAAGATGGCGTATATTTTGGTATAGTGATAGTTCTTGTTGCCTCAGGATTTGGTTTTTGGTATATAAAAGATCAGAAACATTCTAAAGCTATGGCTGAAACTGCCTCAAAATTGGCCTCGTTAAATAGTGATTATACTAAATTAAACGCAGATAAAATCGCAGCAGACACAAATGCAGCCAATGCTCTATCTTTATATAAAATAGAACACGCTAAACTTATTGCTCAATTAAAGAAAAAACCAGTACAACAAACTACTCCAACAACTCCATTAGAACCTCTACCAGTTATACCATCATCTACTAACCTTGATGATTGTAACAAGCTTGTTCAACAGCTAACCACCGATAACAATGATTGTATTACTGTAGTAACCACTCTTCAGACAGACAAACAAGCTGCTGAAGCTGTTATTAATAATCTAAAAGATACAGTAATTACTACTAATAAAGAAACAGAGGAAGCAAAAGCACAAACTGTCTCTGAAACAAAGCGGAAAGTTTGGTATAGAAATGGATTGTTAGTAGAAACCGGCTGGATAATTTTACATATACTTACTCATGGGGCATTATAATGGTAACACAGCTATCTCCTAACTTTACATTAGAACAATTAGTATTTAGTCAAACTGCTGCTCGTAAAGGAATAGACAATACTCCCTCACCAGAAATTATTGCTAATTTAACTAATCTTTGTGTTAATCTGTTAGAACCAGCAAGAGAACTACTTAACGCTCCAATTCATATTGATAGTGGTTATAGATGTAAGGAATTAAACGTTGCTGTAGGTGGTGCCGCTACTTCCGAACATGTGTTAGGTCACGCCGCTGATTGTATACCGCAAGGTTGGGATTTGGCTCTTGCTTTTGATACTTTACGCACTTCTGACCTACCCTATGACCAGATTATTTTTGAATGTAAGGAATGGATACATTTAGGCATGGCGGCTGACGGAGTTACACCAAGACGAGAAGCCTTAACTGCTACTGGTGGTCCTGGTGCTTGGCATTATCAAAAAGTTTAATTAAATAATTAAATTAACCGATAATATAATTGGAGAAATGTATGACAGAAGGCAACACATCAATTAGTTTTACGGATCAAGAATTAAAAGCTTTACATACCATAGTAAGCCAGTTTAAAATTAATGTGACGATTGAAGATTTACTAAAAGTGGCAAGTAAGGAAGAAACTACCCCATTAGTTTCTATCTTACAAAAGCTATCAGAAGCTGTTGTAAATCGCCAAAAAGAAATAAATACGTTTGAAAAGTAGGTAATTAAATTGTAGTACAAAGTTTATCGAAAGGATATAATATGCGTAATGGTTCAGAGACACACGGAAAAGGTGGAGAGCAAAAAGGTCCAGTTAAGGTTCCTAGTAAGACCCAGAAAGGTCTTACTACTGCTGATGTAACCAAGAAGGGCACAGTTAAGCCCACTCCTTGTAAAGAAAACAAGTAAATAATTAATAAATACACTAACTTAAAGGAATACTACAATGGTTGATAAGAAGAAGGAAGTAGAGAAGAAGGACGAAAAGAAGCCCTTCCCATTCAAGAAGAAGGACGAAAAGAAAGACGACAAGAAGAAGAAGTAACATAGTTATAATTTCTACGAAAAAAGAAGGTTTCGGCCTTCTTTTTTTATGCCTTTTTGTCGATACTAAAATGACAGAAAGTTGCTATTTTCATCTGGGATGAAACGCAATTAACTTTACGGAGTTACACTACATGACAGATCTTCTAAACAAAGAAGCTTTACAGTATTTAGTAAGTAAAAACATATCACCAGAAAGCGCATCCGAGGCACAATTATCCGATGCTAAAGCTTACAGTAACTGCTATAATTGGTATATTGAAACGCAAAAGGTTCTACCAAATACAGCAGATTTAGCATCAAGTATTTTTGTACAGAAATATGCCCTACACAATACGGTTGGTATTTGTTTAGAACAGACTCCTGAAATGATGTGGGATAGGATTGCTAACGTACTTGCCGATGAAGAAATTGCTACTAATCTTGTTAATACAGATAGATCCTATTGGTTTAAGCAATTCAGAGAGATTTTGACTAACTGGAAGTATAGTCCTCAAGGTTCTGGTCTTTATGCTCTTGGCAATCCTTATGTTAAAGCCAGCGCAAGTAATTGTTTTGTTGTTAATTCTCCAAGTGATAGTTTAGAATCTATTTTTGATACAGCTAAGGATATGGCTCGTATTTATGCTGCCCGTGGTGGTTGTGGAACTAATATATCCAATCTTCGTCCATTTGGTGCTACTACTAATAATGCCGCCAAGTCTTCTACTGGTGCCGCAAGTTTTATGGACTTTTTTAGTCATGTAACTTCTACTATTGGACAAGCTGGTAGACGTGGTGCTCTGATGCTTTGTATGGAAGTTCATCACCCTGATATTTTTAGATTTATTGAAATGAAACAAGATTTGGATAAACAATGGTTCTTTGAAGAGCTTGCCGAATCTGGTGTAAACATTAATGATTGGAAATATTCAAGTATTGCCGACCGTCTTAAATCTACTTCTCATGCCAATGTATCTGTTCTTATCGATAATCAGTTTATCAATGCCGTAGAAAATGATTTAGACTACGAACTTTACTACGAGTTTGAGAATAACCAGTATCCAAGGATTTCACAATGGGTTAAGGCGCGAGATATTTGGGATAAACTAATTGAAGGTGCTACTAATTCAGCTGAGCCTGGAATCATTAACATGGAATTGATTAGGAAAGAAAGTCCAGCAGATTGTTATTCTGAACCAACTGACTATATTATTGGCGATAAGAAAGTTACTTACTCGTTTAAGACTACCGCCACTAACCCTTGTATTTCCGGCAATAGTTATGTGTTAACTGATAGTGGATATAAACAAGTTAATACTCTATTAAATACTTCATGGAAAGCTACTATTAACGGTAATAATTATGATGCATCAGCTTTCTGGGAAACTGGATATAAACAAATCTATAATGTGACGCTAGCTAATGGAACAACAATAAAAGCCACATTAGACCACAAGCTTCAGTTAATTGATGACTCCTGGGTAACAGTAGAAGATTCATTAAATAAAATATTAAAAAATAACGTAGTAGAAACATACAATGTTTTAGACATATCTTCTGATGATTTTAAAAGTGGTTGGCTAGTTGGTTCTATTGTTGGAGATGGCTATTACACAACTACTTCCGGTTCAGCTGTAATGTATTGGGGTAAATGTGCTAATGAACTAGCGGAATATGCTAACACTTGTTTAAATAGAACTACAACGTTAACTAAAACAGAAAATAAAATAAAAATAAGAACCAATACAATTAATGACTTACTTTCTTCTATTATTGAAATAGACACAAAAGAAATTAAACCAGCTATATACAGTAAATCAAAGGAGTTTATCTCTGGCTTTTTAAGTGGATTATTCGATGCAGATGGTAGCGTTCAAGGAACTGCTCTAAAAGGATATAGCGTTAGGTTATCTCAATCTAAAATATCTCTTATTGAACATTGTCAACGATTACTTCATATGCTTGGTGTTTCAAGCAAGGTTTGTAAAAATAGACGGTTAGAAAATGAAAAATATTGGGCACAAGGAAATAAAATATATATAAGTAAAGCACAACATGAATTACTTATTTCAAGTTCTAATTTACTTTCCTTTAATTCGGCCATTCATTTTATAACTACTTATAAGTATAACAAACTTAATACAATTATTGAAAATACTAATTTCTATATGTCAAAACCAAAAACAAAGGTAATTAGTATTGTATTATCAGGCGTAGAACCTGTTTACGATTGCACTGTTGATACTGTTCATTGCTTTGATTTAAACGGTATTATAGCACATAATTGTGGTGAACTTCCATTATCCCCTGGTGATAGTTGTTGCTTGGGAACTCATAATCTTCCAGCTTTCGTTATCAATCCATTTAAAGATAACGCAAAGTTTGACTGGGCTGGATTTGAAAAAGTAGTTATGCTGTCAACTCGCGCTCAGGACAACATTAAAGGTATTGATATTGGTCTTGTCCCACTTGAAATAAACAAAGTATCAGCTATCCTTGGTAGACGTATTGGTATGGGGTGTAATGGCCTCTCTGACTGTCTTGCTATGCTGGGAATACGATACGACTCTGACAAGGCTATTGAGGTTTCTGGACGTATCTATGAGCTACTACGCAATACAGTATATGCTTCATCGATTCAGTTGGCAGAAGAAAAAGGTGCCTTCCCAATTTATAACGCTGAAAAGGAAAAAAATAACCCATTCCTGTTAAGACTACCAAAAGAACTACAAAATAAGCCACGCAGAAACATAGCTTGTTTGACAAATGCTCCTAATGGCTCTATGTCTATTGAAATGAACGGTTCTTCGTCAGGTATTGAGCCTGTATTTGAAACTGACGAGTATATGCGTAATGTAAAGCGTTCTGGAACCAATGATTTCGTTCAATTTAAGGTTCGTCATCAGGCTATTGAAGATTGTGTAAATGCTGGTGGAAATCCTAATATATTTGTTAAGGCAAATGATGTTAGTGGAGAAATGCGTATTAAACTTCAGGCCACTATTCAAAAATATATTGACCATGCTATTTCGGTAACTACAAATCTTCCACAAGGAACTACCCAAGAAGTAGTGGGTAGTCTATATCTAAAAGCGTTTAAAGCTGGTTGTAAGGGCTTTACCGTATACGTTGATGGTTGTAGAACTGGTGTATTAAATACTATAAAGACTGAACCAAAAGTACACAAGGTAACAGATAGACCTAAAACAACTGATGTAGATGTGTTTAAGACCAAATATAAAGATCGTTCATATATGATTTTAGTTGGAAAAATTAAAGGTGTACCATGTGAAATCTTTGGAGGAGAAGAGACTGGATTAAGTCTTCCCACCAAATATAAATCTGCTACTTTAACCAAGAAATCAAGAGGGCACTACACTCTTAATATTCAATTATCAGAAGACCCAGAAGATATTTTAAAGGTTAATAATTTAGGAAATCTTTTTCCGGCAGGGGATGTAATAACTATCGCCAGAATGATTAGTTTATCTTTACGAAATGGTATCCCAATTTCCGAAATAGTAGAACAATTAGCTAAAAGTGGCTCTACACTATATGATGCCCCGACAGTATTTGCTAGAGTTCTTAAAAATTATATTCCAGATGAAGAGATTATTTCAAAAGAAAAGGCTAAAAATAAACCATGTCCAGAATGTGGTAGTGAGCTAAATTATAAGCGTGAAAGTGGTTGTTTAACTGAAATATGTAGTTCATGTAGTTATACTAATTCTAAATGTGGATAATATGGCTGTTTGTATAGATTTAGCAGGTAAAAGATTTAATAGATTATTAGTAATCGACAGCAATCATTAATAAAAATAACAATATAGGAGACATAATAAAATGTCTGAAATTAAAGTAGGAGATATAGTAAAATTAAAATCAGGTGGACCAAATATGACTGTAACAAGTAATGTTGGTGGTCTTTATCAATGCCAGCATTTTATATTTGATACTATATCTAATAATTGGTGTATAGGTCAGCCAATTGAAGTAGCAGGAGAAGCATTAGTTATGCTAGAATGTCCTTGTAATGCTTAATTAATCTTCTTCTTCATTAGCAGAACCCGACTCTTCTTTGTCGGGTTCTTTTTGTTTGTCAGAGCCTTGTATTAGGTCTTCAAAATGATGTATTACTACTTCACAACCAGCATAAGCATCATCAAGTGGTTCCATCTTTTCCATGTCGCTAATGCCAGTCTTTAATAACTCTATTTTCTCTTTTAGTTTCATAGCTTCTAACATTAAATCATTACATTTATCTTTAAACGATGATTTAATATCAGTTGCCTTAATAAAATCCTGAGTTACTAAAGAATTGCGTTTCATATTAAATCCTATTATCTATATCGTGTACAGAATGATTGGTTTTTTCAAGCGGAATATTTTTATTCTTAAAATGTGTTAGATATTTTTCAGTTTCTGGTGGTATATTTTCTAACCCATTATTTATTAAGTTGTGTCTACCCCAGTTATACGCAGCAAGAGTTTCTCCCCAATTACCAAAATGCTTGTATAAATCACCAAGATTTTTGGCTGCTTCCTTGGCAGCTTCCATTGGATTAAATGGATTACCAGCAAACTTAACACGAAGTTGAAATAAGCCTTTGGCACCCTTTGAGGATCTTGCTTTTGGATCTCCTTTTGACTCTATTTCTATAACATATTTTAAAAGACCAGGATACAGACCATTGATATCTTCTAACTTATCTAAATGTAGTGCTTTATACCAATAGTCAGGAGATTGAACCTCCATATGTATCATAGCAGGAGGATAAACTGGTGGAGCAGCTTGATGTTCATCTACTCTAATAAACTGATTGGTATTTAGTTTTTTCATTTATTTCTTTGATTGTCTAATAAATTCGTTTTGTTCTAATACCTTTGTTAATTTATAAGATCTACCACCGTCGTCCTCAGCTTTCCATATTCCAGGTTCTATATCAAATTTTGCCATACGTTTAGTTAAATATTCATCTGGAACGGCTTTACCTGCGTCAATTCGTTCTTGTGTTTTATTTTGACGTATTACAGTTTCTATATCTCTTGGTAGTACTTTTAGTTCTACTTCATAACCATATTCAATAGCTCTATTTATGTATTTACTCCTATCTCCCTTTTTAGCATTTTGATTGTCTACAAAAATAAGAGGAACATCAGCTAAAAGAGCTTCCGTAAATCTGGCAAAACACTCAGAATGAGCATGCCAAACATGAGTAGCGTCATACACATGTTTACCATCTGTTTCAAAAAAGTTATCCATAGAACATACAACATATGGAGAAGTAGCTGTTTTAGTATATTCTTTTATAAAATAACTTTTTCCAGAACCAGGAGGTCCAACTAAAATAATAACTTTACCCATTTAGTATTCCTCTTTACTGTAATTTACTTTTTAAGAAATCCATTAATTCTTTGTTATTTGTTGGATTTTTAGTTAACTGTTGTATTAGTTCAGCAATAACTTCTTGTTGTGATAAGCTAACTGAAGGTGTTCCAGTATCAGCAGGGCCACCAGGACCCGGTTCTTTATCACCCATAACAGCTTCTGGATTATCTAAATCATTAAATAAGTTATCACCATCTGGATCGCTAACATCTGGATTAGTTTCAAGATTTGGAGAGTATCGTTCAGTTTCATCACCAAGAGTTTCAGGGTCATCAAAATCGTATTCAACTGCTATATCCGCATCAGGGTCATACGAAAGAGGAACTTCTTCGTCATCAGTAATAAGATTAGGTTCTCCTGATAATCTGGCAAAAGAACCGCCAGTATATTCATATGGTTCTTGTTCGCCTTTTGTATTTTCGGCTTCTTCATCAGCTAACATCTTTTCACGTTGAGCTTCTATAGCAGCTTGTGTCATATTATGAATTGATTTAGCTGGTTCACCTTCCCTAAATGACCCAGTATCAGGATCTTCTGTACTGGAAGCAGCAGTATAGTCAGCCACGTTACCAAAATGACCTGCTTCGTATAAGGCACCAAACGGATCAGTAGTATCTTTATATGATACTTCGTTTGCCTGTTCAAAAAGATGACGCTTGTCCATTTAAAATATCCTCGTTAAAGTTAATTATTGTAAACCATAAAGGCTCATAATTTAATTGCTCAACCATATAGCAGTAATGCCGATACTTAATAATGGAAAGGGTTTTATGACCAAAATAGTATTGTCATCGGACTATCATCTAAAATTTGGAGCACAATTTGATCATACCCTTGAAAACGGGCTACCTTCTCGCTTAAACGAAATAATTGAAAGTGTAGATTGGGTAATAAACACTGGGAAAAAGCACAAAGCCACTGTTTTTATTGGTGGTGGTGATATTTTTGATAACAGTGAGCGTCTAAATACGAAAGAGGGTTTAGCAATATCTGAAATGTTTAAACGAGTTAAATCTAATTATAAAAACAATTATTTTATAGTTGGAAATCACGATATTATATCAAGTAACCACAACATTCTAGATTTGTTTAATCCTCTCATTAATGTATTTTCTAAACCTACATATTTAGATGTTAATGGAGCAAGACTTTATTTTCTTCCATATTTACGTGAAAGTCTTGATGTATACGCTGCTATCAAAGAGTTCCAAGATAAATATGATTGTCCTGGTAAGAAATATCTCATAGGGCACTTCTGGGATGCTCAAACTATTAGTGTTGATCCAGAGGCAATTGACTTATCAAAAGTAAATACAAACTTTTTTGACCGTATATTTTTAGGACATTATCATGTTCCTACTAGTGATTTAAATAGTAAAGTTGTATATATTGGAACACTTCTAAATAAACGATTTAACGAAAATGGTGGAAAAGGTTGTTGGATACTTGATACTGATACAAATAAAATAGAGTTTGTTGCTAATCCGCATTCCCCAGAGTTTATTCAGACTATTGACACAAGTGTATTAGCTAATTTAGAAACACTTAATAAGAATGCTTATTATAGAGTATTTACTAACCCAGAAAATGTGTTAGAGATTACTAAACTATTAAGTGTTACCAAGGGATTTGAGCTATTAACTAAACAGGAAACGGATAGTCAACAGCACATCAGTATTCTTAACATTGAAAAGAAAAACAGTAGTTCATTAAAAGACTATATTCTCAACAATTGTGATTTGTTCCTACCAGAAGGAATTACAAAGGATGAGTTTAAAGAAGCTGGAACAACTTTCATGAGTAACCTATAATATGGGATATAAACTAAAATCTATTACAGTTGAGAACTTTGTAGTGTTCAAAGATAGGACTACTGTTGATTTCTCTTACAATCAACTTAACTTGATTGAGGGTATTTATCATAATAACCCCAGTCAAAGTAATGGCGCTGGCAAAAGTTTCATTATTGATGCCGTTTGTTTGGCGTTATTTGGCAAAGGAGTAAGAGCAAATTACCTATCAGACTATCTTCCGTTCTCTAATCCAACTGGTGGCATATACATCGGCCTTGAATTGATTGATGAAAATAACACGAATGTAAAAATTGAACGTTGGAAGCGTCCTAACAGTGATACCAATAAAGCAAAACTATGGAAAAATGGGGTATGTATTTCACAAGACTCCACTATAACTAAAATTGACGAGGCAATACAGTCTATTATAGGTATTAATCACACTAACTTCTTATCCTGTATTTTCTCTGTCATGCTTCCTGGGTTTCTTCGTTTACGACCGGCCCAGCGATTTGAGATTTTAGAACACGCTCTGGCTGTCAAACGAATAGAGTCCGTAATTAAAAAAATCAACGCGTCTATTAAGTCAAATGAGGACGCTATATCTGCTATTCATTCAGTTATCACAGAGAAAAATAACAAATATATTTCTGAAAAAACTAAAAAAGAAATATACTGTTCTAATATAGACTCCATTAAAGAAAATATAACAGAACATGAAGCTGAACTTGTAGACTATCAGGGTCAAGAGAAATCTATTTCAGATAAAATAAAAGAAACGCAGCAATTTTTGAAAGAATGTAATATACAGCTTGCTCCATTAGATATTGAATATAATGAACTTGTAGCTGAACGACGAGCAAAAGAAGTAAATAAAGATAATTTAAAGTTAAAAAAGACGGCAGTATTAAAGTCTTTTAAGAAGAATGGTCAAGGCAGTTTGGAATGCTCTGTTTGTAAATCTTCTTTAACCGAACATTCAAAAGAATCCGTAAAAGAACATTATGATGCTGAAATAGTAAAAATAGAAAATGAAATACTCGCATTATCCGCAATTATCATAGAAAAAAATAATAAAGTAAATAAAGTAACTAAAATTAAAGAGCAAACAGAAAAAGCTTATAATAAATTAGTAGCCTCGTTGTCTTTTGTTCAGACAAATATGATGGCATTAGAGAAAGCTTTGATAAATAATCGAGCAAGTTTAGAGACAGCTTCCTCCTCCTTTAACGAAGCTTTATTAAACTCTTTAAATAAAGAACTTAAAGAATTACGAGATAGCCTTAAAAATACTGAAAAACAGCTAACAATAAATATAGCTTGGAAACAAGTAATGTCAAAAAATGGGCTACGTTTAAGTTATATTAAAGAAGAAGTTTCTACTTTAAATGCTCTTGCCAGTCGTTATGCTACTGCTATTTGTGAAACTCCAACCCAAGTAAGATTTTTTATAAATGATGAAAAAGATAATCCATCGCTAGACTTCACAGTAAATGGGCAAAACTCTGGTATGGCATCTACAGGTGAGCGTGGGAGACTTGAAATAGCAATGACTTTATCCCTACTATCACTACTTAAAACAGCAGGATTATCTTTGGACTTTCTTATTCTTGATGAGGCTCTGGATGGTCTTTCACAAGCAAGCAAACAAGCTGTATTAAATGTGATAGACTCTCTTTCGTTGGATTATCAGGTTCTCATGATATCACATGACGATTTAATAAAAAACAGACCAGGGTATGTAATCCAAGTCATGAAAGATGCCTCAACCGAAAGATCCACTATATCGACGTATACTCGGAAATCTCAACCAGAGTAGTTTCAGTGGTTCCTACCTCTTTCCTTAAATGTAGATCCCAAATCTGACGATCATCAAGTTCAAAGTTAAGTTCTTTAAATGCTGTAAATATGGAATCGATTAAAGCTTTCTCAACTGAACTTATATCTTTTTGCCGTATGGTCTTTCCATCTTTTAGAAGCCATGAAACTGATGTAACTTTGATAAATACTGTTAATCGTTTGCCAGTAAGCGCCGATAATTCTTTTAGAAGCTTTGGTTCTTTTACTATTTCTTTAACTTCATCCTCTATTAATTTCTTAAACTTTTTACCTTCCGTAGATATAAATCGTCTTTTTTGGCCAGGAATATTAACATACAATTTATTAACACTAATTGGAAACACATTAAACAATAGTCGTATCATATACTTAATTAAGGAATAACATGACCTTACCGTTGTATTTTAAGAGATTAGTAGAAACAGCTATTCTACCAAGAAAGAACTTCCCAACAGATGCTGCGCTTGATCTCTACTACCCGGCATTTGCTGAAAATATAACAATAGAACCAGGAAATCAAGTAGTGGTAGAAACTGGGGTAGCTTGTATTGTTCCGGAAGGTTACTGGTTAAAGTTTCATGAGCGTAGTGGGTTGGCGGCTAAAAAGGGAATTAAAGTATCAGCCGGTGTAATTGATAGTAATTATACCGGACAACTTAAAGTTATTCTTTTAAATACATCGCATATTCCACAAACTATAACAGCAGGATCAGCTGTTTGTCAGTTTACAATAGAGTTAGTAATTAATGCTGATATTCATTGGGTTGACGCTGATGTATTTGACAGGTTAGCAGAAGCCAAGGATAGGAAAGAGAAGGGCTTTGGATCCAGCGATAAAGCATAATATGAGCCATTTAAATAAGAAAATACAAACTGTTCCTTATGTGATAAATCATATAAACACGACTATTACTTCTGAACAATCCCCATTTGAGATGATAACAGAGGCTCCTTGGTTTGTACGATTAATAAGTAAGGGACAGTATTGTGTTTATAAGGAAACTGTGTATGTTCCATCTTTCCATCTAGAACTAGTCAAATCTGCTCATGAAGAAGATAGAACGTTAGCCACATCCAAAGTTCTTCCATGTATTATGCTGTTACATGACTTTAAAAGCGTTTCTTTATTTAGAATGATTAAGTTTTTGTATACTTTAAAATATCAATTACATTACTTTTTATACGAATTCTTATTTTTAAAAGCCGCTGATAGTAGATTTTATGAATTAGTTACCATGGGGTTCTTGACAAGTAGAAAACAGTATCTAACAAAAGTGCCTCCTGAAATAATAGAGGCACAATTGCGTGAGATACTAGAAACTAATTCGTAATTAGTCTAGGGTCATTATGATGAATAACAGTACCATCATCATTTTTAGGTACATTAAAGTTCTTAAATACAGTAGTTCTACGTTTTGGTTTTTCAGGTGCCGGATTGATAATTTCTTCCGGCACTTCTCCTTTTAGAACAGCGTCAATATCAGCATTCATATATCGTTCAGCTTCAGCCGATTCTTTTTCATCGGCTGTTTTTGGTTTATCTACTACATTAACCAAGGGAACTTCATGTGGACTATTTATTCTTTGTGCTCCAATGATTAGTCCCTGCATAGCTTTTGATAGTCTACTATTCCCTAATTTAGTTTTTATAGCTGTCATGTTAGCTTCTAATAGCTGTTTTAGTAGAGTCCAATTACCTTCTTCAGCTGACTTAATGGCTTTCTGAAAATTAAGTCCAGTTTTACCTTTAAAGAAAGACAATAACCAACTCTTCATATCTTTAAAATTATCAGCAAAAGTTGGGTTGAGCATAGGGTCAAACTCTTCTACCGGAAGATCTTTAATCTCATTAAACTTATCCATTATTTTATTTATTACACTTGGTGGAGCTAAACTACGCAACGTTCCCTGTATTAGATCTGGTTTGGCTTGTCCTATATTAATATATGTAGCTGGATTTTTAGCAAAGTCAATTAGAAATAATCCGAGTTTATATAATACTATTCCTATTTGTTGCAGCACAGGGAGTAAGGATACTACAAAAGCATGGATAACAGCGTCTTGTAGTATTTGTCCTGAATTATCTACCTCTTCGTTTATTTCAGAAGATGGCGTTTTTAAAGCTATTAAGACTTCTATATTTTTCTGTAACGCTGTTTTTTGATTTGGTTTAATAGCACTAAACTGACCTTTAGCATATTGATCATTATTAATAGTGGTTAAAAAAGCTTTGAGTTCGTCTAATGTAAAGTTTTTAAGATCGGCGGCTAATTGTTTCTCATCCTTTTTTTCGTTATTAATAGTCAAAATACGATTACCAGTTTCATCAGTTCTCATAATACAATTCAAAGATTTAACCAATTCTTTAGCGGCTTTTGTAAGATTTTTTTCAAGTTCTCCACCATACAACTGCTTATCCTCTGAACCCACTAATAAATTACTAATCACTTTTTTATCAAAATATTTTTCAGCATTTCGTAATAACTCTATAGGCGTTTTGCTTGATTGTATGTTATTTAATATTTCTTCCATTTTTTCTTTTGACAGACTATTTATCTGAAGTTTAGTATAAGTAACTAATTTATCTTTAAATAACTTATCTGCTGTAACTGCGATTCTTCCAGTAGTGTTAATAAAGTCAGGCACTACTTCGTCAGATAGCCCCAGGGCTATTTTAGCCATTTGCTTTTCAATTGCCGGTTTATTCATAAATAAAAAGTCAGTCAACCCATATTTACGTATAATTTTATACATTATTTGTTCTATATGATTAGTAATATCCTCAGTTATAGGTACCTCAGCGCCAGATAGTGTTATTAAATAACTAACACAAGTTAGCACGTCTACTTGCAGATTAGATATACGAATATTTCCTGTAGGCAAGTAGTCAGTTGAATTATCATATAAATACTTTAGTAAATTAACATCCACTAACTTTGTATTAGTTCTATCTACGTTAAACACTTTAACTTTGTAATTGTCTGGTTCGGCAGACCAATCCATAAGTAATCTACCAACGCAGCTGGCATAACTCATGGAACTAAAATAGGCATGTAAAAAATTATTGCTACTAAATATAACGTTATCTTTTACCGATTGTTCAGATTGCTTTACGTCCGCATCAGAAAATACTCGTTCTCTATTCCCACTCTCTTTTTCGTCTTTAAAGGGTATTTCTTTTTCAGCCTCTAGTTCGGCATCTATACTCATGTTAAACCCTGGAACGATATTTCTTTTAGTTGCCTGTTGTTTACGAGTGTTTAACTCTTTTTCACGATCATTGGGATTAAATATACGACGATATATACGTTCATCAATATACGGAATATTAGCTGGTGTGGCAACTACATATAACCGTAATATACAATTTACGTATTTAGTTTCCAAAGAATCTTTTACATCCTCTACACTAGAAACTGAATCATTTTCAAAGTTTTGTGAGGTTGGAACTCTATTAGCCTCCTTTAAGAAACATATAGATTTAGTGATGAATTGTTCTGGAAGTTTTATGTCCTGTTGGTCTATAAACTTGGTAAGTAAATCAGGCTTACTTCCAAGAATATCCTGTATATTTTTCGGCAAAGAGTTATATATTTGATGAAAATATCGTAAATCACCGTTGCTTGGAAAGAATAACTTTTGGTATAATCCAGATTTAAGTCTGGTAAAATCTCCTGGAATAGCACTAAAAGAAGATGCTTTCCCCTTGGATGCTGTTGATCCCATTCTTTGATACGGTATATACCCATTCCAATAATAATATTTACATCTAATTAAAGATATTGCAAGATTTTTAATTAAATCTTCACCAGAAAGAAGGTCTTTTAAACTATGTACTTTGGCATTAGCTAATACTACTTGTTTATTTTCTTTTCTAAACTTTTCTATAATTGCTGCCAATTCAGTAGCAAACTGAACGCTATTATTTTCTACTTCATTTTCCATTACAAGTTTTTCATAACTGTAATTAGCTTCCTTGGCCATTTTGTATAGCTTGTTAAACGATGACGAAGTTATTAAGGTAGATGCAGCTTCTTCATCAGTTATACTATCGTCATCCTCTTCTTCGGTTTCTTCTTCTTCGGTAGGATCTAATGGATTTGACCCCGGCTCTAACACATCATCGTTAGACTCATTTTCTTCTAATAACCTTAAAAGTATATTTTTTATATTGGTATCCATATATTTAATTCTTATATACTAAATTGTGAGTTTTGTGTTATAGCTATGATAGTAGCACCATACGACAAAACATCATTTTTAATTATTGTATTAGTATTTGCGTAATGAGAATAATAAAAACTACTTTCTAATGCCGGATACCCATAACCGCCACCAATAACTATACTGTTATATAAATTTTCTATATCGTTGCTTATAGTATTAGTTTCTATACAATAAATATAATCCATTAACACAGCTCGCATAGCATACTCCTTACTACCAGCAGCACCAGTAAGTGGATCTGTGTCTGACCATATTAGATTACTGTTGCTTTTAGTTAATAAAGAATATAACGAATTAGCTCTGGTATTTATAAATTGTATAGCAATATCTATATTATTGGCAGGACTTGTGTAAGAAGCTAATTGTGCCGAATCATCTTTAATATACTTTGCAACTACCGGTGATATTTGATAAACACCAACTCTTCCATTTATTGAGGGAGGATTTGGATTACCCTTACATGCCAATAACAATATAGCTTTTAGTATTTTAGGAGTTATACGAGAAGCAATTTCATTTTTATTGGGTTGAATGTAATTTTTCCATCCTTGATTTATTAAGTCATCATAAGTGCTAAATGGGAACTTAATTTGATTTATAGCATCTTGAGCAACGTCAGCCGCATATCCATTTTTTGTTATCTGACTTAATGATTTACCTAGTGTACCACCAGCTAAATTATAATAAATGTTCGAAGTGCTTTGTTTTAAAGCATCATTCATATCATTTTTTCTATTGTCATCTATTCGTTGAAATATTCTAGGTATATTATATTTCTTAAATACATTTTTATCAGTATTTACAGGAAAATCTGTAAAGGCAGAAATAGCTTGATTTGTAAATCCAGTCCCAGCAAAGGATTTTATCACCTGTCTGGCTCTAGTATAAACAGCCATACAGGAATTGAATATACCTCCAAGTACATCGAACACTAGATTTCTATTTATTTTAAATTCGGCACTACCAGGAGTATACAGTTTAAAGTTACCATCTGGATCAAACCCAAGGTAAGCACCTGACGGATGTCTTAAAAATACCTGCTCTGCCCCAGGATCTAACGACATTTCTATACCAATTGGTTTATCATAGTTATAATTATTAGCAATAGTCCATGCCTGTGTAAAGGAATCTATTTGATTAGCACCAACATTTACTGTAGTTTTTATATTAGTTCCTTGAACTTTATTTCCCAACCATTGTTTTAAAGGATCAATAAATATACTATGATTATGTTGCGAAGTTGTTCTATCAGTAATTGCTTGAGTAGGACTTGCCGATGTAAACACTTCCCAGTGTAAATGTGCTCCAGTAGTGTGTCCACCAGAACCGGCAGCACCAACCGCACCACCAGTTATGCCTAATGTGCTTCCTACACTATATTTGTTACCTTGTATACCACTTACTGAAGATAAGTGCATAAAAGTATGATAATAGTTATCAGCACCTTGGTATATTATATAGTTACCAGCAGTACTGCTACCAAGTTTTACGTAAACTACAGTACCATCAATAGGAGCTACTAATGTTGTTGTTCTAGTTGAAGTATTAAAAGTTAAATCAATACCATCATGCCACTCACCATTAGCCCTCGTACACCCAAAAGTCTGACCTTGTTGTAGGCTTGGAGCATTCCATGATATATTAGTTGGAATAGGCAGTTGTTTAGTTATAGTTATATTAGGAGTAGTATCTAATGGAGCTGGTGTATTATTTAAATTAGCATTTTGTACTGTAGAAGTTAATGTAGTAGTTGTGGCAGAAGGATGTAATAAATCTATGTTAATAATTGGATTAGTAGTATTGATAGTAGAATTTCTTACTCTAAATGGAGCTGATTGTGTTGTTGGAAAGTTTGGATATGCTGAGCTAAAAGCTTGATATATATTTCCAAATTCAGTAGTGACAGCTTGTTGGGTTAATGGAATAGCACCACCAAGAAATATTTCTTCTTGACCCTCAACATCGCTTAGCAAAAGAGAATAACCTTTCTCGCTTTGTATTTGATACGATTGTACTACTGAATCATAGGTTAAATCTACGGTAGGAGTGATGGGTGTTCCTGGAGTTATTTCAAATAATGGTGTTTTTCTTACCGATTGAGCAAGATCTGTTTCATGAAATACAGAACCTAAAACTATTGGATAATTAGGATCGTCATCTTCAAATGTAACTATTACTTCAGTGCCTATTTTAGGTATGTTAAATACACCAAAATTTGATATTGTTGCTCCGTTATTTAAGTCACTAGTAGATGCCCAATTATGTCCTAATACTGGTGCCCAAGGCAAACAAGCTACCGAATCTGGATTAGTTATATCACCAAGTCTGTTGGTAGTTTTTCCACTTTCATTTAAGTTATACGGATTAGCCGGGTCATTCTGTAGCATTCCGCCGTGAAGAAGCGGAATCCAAACCTTAACTCTCCCAGATTGTAGTGGATCATTAATATCTACAACAAGACCTCTAGTTATATTTCCCGATACACCTTGACTAGTATACTTAAAAAAATCTCTAGTTGAAAAATCTACAGTTTCTGGCATGTTAACCTAGTATAGAATTGACAGAACTTAAATCAGCTACTAATAATTGTGTTCCGGTAGACAGTGTAGAAAATGGGTCAATTATTCCATTAAACCATAATACTAACCACCAGTAATCCTCTGAACCATACAATGTATTTGCTATTAAATCAGCCCTATTTTCAAAAGACGCTGGAATTATATAAGTTCCTACAACTGGAATAGCTGATCTGTATGATGATGGCAATGGAAAGTAGGTTTTATATTTTTTTGATGGAGAAAATATACCACCTTTGTTACTCCATAAAGCTTGTGGTGATGGAGCCTGTATTACGTTACCATTCCAATCAACTATAAGACTCATATATGTTTCCTTAAAGTTAATTCCTGTTATTGACGATACTTTATGCAGAGGAGTAATTTATGACTACATCTTTGACAACAACATACACAGTAACCCCAGTTACTTTTGGATACGGTTCCAGCGTATATCCGATGCCGCCTGTATGCACTAATTACCCAGTTAATATAGGAGGTAACTACTATCCAACATTTCCTGGAGTTATTTCGAATAATTATGTTCAAAATAACTGGTCTAATTGTCGTAATACCTACGATTTATCTAAAATGACTGATAGTAAAGATTTTATATTCACTTGCCTTAAACAAATTATAAAAGACATATTATATATATTACCATGTCCTCTTGATGTTACTTATGATAAAATGTCAAGTAATTATTTTTCATTGGTAGAAAATGATTTAGATGGTGATATAAACACAGCTACAGATATACGTGAATTTTTTAAAACTAATAGAAGTTTAGCAGTAGTAGCATATGATATCCATTTAAACAGACTTGAAATGTCTTCAATGTTTAGTGAAGAATCCCCAGTTTCTAATATAGATAACTTACTAGATGATAAATTACAAATTAAAGAAAATAAAGAAGAATACTTTATGTCATTAAAATCAAGGTTTTTACCATTAGTTAATCTGCGTCTATTAAATATCACAGATAATATTATTTTGACGTTTGAAAAAGATCTGAAACAAGGTATTTTACCGTTTATTCATACTTCTAATTATCTTTTTAATCCCCTATATAATAGTAAATCAGAGGGTCAAAAAGCCTCTGATCTGTTATCTTCGTTAACTTCTGAAGCTCTACTAATAGACAAGTCACATTTACCAGACATTCAGCCTTATTTTTCTCCAGAATATTGTTATTTATCTTTACAAAATAAAGAAGTGATACAAGAAGCATTGGAGACTTTTGATAAATCTAAAGAAGGACTGATAAATTTTTTAAATAAAATAACAGTCCCCGGAACTAACGTAATACCTTTTATAGAAACAATGATAGACCATTGTGCTATGAATCAAAATATAGTGAATATAGAACGATATGCTTACATAACTTTACGACATTTAATTGAATCTAATTTGATTTAATAAGCTAACTAACAAAAGTATACCTCCAATGTAGTTATTGGAGGTTATTTTTTATAGCAATTAAATTATATGATAATACTTTCAACACTTCCAAAAAACTCATTAGGAATAGTTAAAATACTAAATGTAAACCAGTCTACCATAACAAAGTTAGAGACTTTGGGAATTACAATAGGTACAAAAATAAAGTTAAAACGAATAGAAGAACGAGATATAATTATAGAATCTTATATAGAAGGTAATAAAGTTAAAGCAACTTTATCTATAGACGATGCTCTTAAAATTCTAATAAATCCTATCTAACACTCTGGCAGTAATCCAATTGTAAGAAAGTAATTTTAAAGTATGTTTAAGTAGGTCTTCATTTATTATATCTTTTGGCATTCCAACTATATCAAACTCTTCAGCATCTGGTGGAAGATCATATTCTAATAAAGAAGTTTTACCTATCTCGTAATCTATTCTTGGCGCTCCCCAATAAAATGAAGTATCACCAGTCATTAGTGAAATTAGTTTATTAGCGGCTATGGTATCTTCACATAAGGCCACTTCGGATTTTCTGTGTTTTAATGTTACATATTCACCAGTAGGAATATGTAACACAGCATATACACTATTGGACATGAGACACAACACTACTTGCTAAATCTGTTAATTGCTTAACTAAAAGAATAAAAAACTTATGTCTTACTTTTGAATCTACTAAATTATCTAAAAATTTTGTTTGTATATCTTGAGAGAATTCGTTTTTAATGTTTGGAATAATTTTACTGCGTATAAATTGTTCTTGTTGTTGTGGTGTTTTATCTTTAAATTCTTGCTTATATTTATAAAATAACTGTAAAGCTAAATCATGTGAGTATGGTCCTAACTCATCCTTGGAATTAGCATACTCTGATTCTGTTTTATATATAGGCTTATTCAGTACAGTATCAATTTCTCGCCACTCAAACGGTGGGAGTATGCTAACTAATTTATCTATTCCAAGGTTTATTACAGCTTTGGTATCTTGTTCTGCATGTATTAACTCATGGTATAAGCTTTGAATTACTGTTTTTGCTGGGATTTCTTCTAGTCTAAATAAATAAATAACAATTCTTACTTTAATTTTTTTATAATTTTTGATTGTATTAGTAACATTGGCTACATTAAAGGTACATTTTCCGTATGCTCCGTCACATTCGTTAGTTTTATAAAAATTACAAGATAATGATTCCAATGTTATACCAGCTTTATGTAATAATTTTTTAAAATATTCTCGTATTATGTGTTCTAACATCATATCAGATACTTGCGAAGTCCACTTTGAACTATTCAAAACCAATTTTAACCATGATTCTTGATTTTGAGTATATTGTTCTATGCTCGACCAAAGATCATTAGTGACTCCCAAGGCCATTTCAGTTAGATTTTCACGCTGTATAAACGATGTATGACTTATGGATACCATATAATTAATTTACTCTAAAAAGTACTCTTCAGATGTAGTATCGGATATATATAGAATTAAGTAAATAAATAGAGATTATTATGACAACAGCTAAAAAAACAACGGCAATGAACTCGACTTACTCTGGTATTTCGTTTCCTCCAAGGAAGGGCGCTGGAACAGGATTTTTTGCTATGTCAACTGATACAGACTTAATTACTAACAGCATTCAGGTTCTTTTAAACACTAAAAAAGGGTCAATGCCAATGGTGCCCTCGTTTGGAAGCAGCGCACAGGATTTATTATTTGAGCCAATAAATGATACTACACAAGGGTTAATAGTAAGTGCCATACAAGCAGATATAACTAAGTGGGAACCCCGTGTTTCCGTTGTTCAAATCATGGCGGCAAGCACTGACAACACCCGTATATTTCAGCTTACCCTACAAATAAAAGCCACAGGTCAAATAATTACTCAAACAATTCCCTTATCAGCTATGTAGTATTGACGATACTATATAGGGAAGTAAGATGCTATTTTATATTACAATTTTATTTACGCTATTGCTGGGCGCTTTACTTACAGAGGGTATTTTTAGCTATCTTCTACACATAAATCTAAAAGATAATCGCCAATATATTTATACATATCTACTAAAAAATGAAAACGATATAACATTAGAGGAATATACATTAAAAACATTTTTTCCAAAGTATTTTGTAATTTTACTTTATTTTATATTAAGTTTATTAATCGGTAATTCACTACCTCATTTTTATTCAATTATATTATATACAGCTTCTTTAACTGGATTAATAGGTTTACGAGTTTATAACAGGCATATTTTCAATAACATTTGGCAAATTATTAATAAAGTGTAAATTATGCATGATGTGCTTATGGTTAATCCTAGTGGATCGTTTGGACAAATAGATTTAATGGTTCAGCTAAAGTTGAACAAAGAAATAACTAACTTGATACACATCAGTAGCAAGTGTTCTGTAGCCATAGCCTCACGGTTAACCTTTTTATTGACTTCTGTAAATGAAGCAAGGTATAACTATCAAATAATCTCATATAAATATGTAATCTCAGATATACTAAGTCTCATGCCTGTTGAGTTATCAAATAACAATAATAGCTATAACGATAATTTAGAAAACTTTTTTATAGCCTTTGAAGATGTTATTTTAGAATCTTTCAATGTATTTGATTGGTGTACAACTTCTGTAATAGTTTGTTAGAATTAATTTTAGGTAGTATCCTGGCGGGTATACCTATTAATAACGAACGCCGTAAGGGTTCAAACAAACTGCCTTTTAAGGAGATAAGCAATGAATGGGTTAGAAGCATTTAGAAATATTTCAATTGGAATGGACGCACTGATTGATAAGTTAGTAAAAGCAAACGATAGTGCCTTTCCTCCATATAATTTGTATAAAGTTAATGATAACAATTTTAAAATAGAGCTTGCTATGGCCGGATATCTAAAAGAGGATATTAGTATATCTGTCGAAAATGGTATCTTACTAATTTCAGCCAATAAAGCTTCTAATTTATATAGTCTTGTTACTGATAAAACTTCTTTTGATATAAAAGATAAAGATAATAATAATGTATGTCCAATACATAATGGCATTGCTGGTAGATGGTTTAATAAGAGTTTCCAGTTAGCCGATGATATTCTGGTAATAGGCGCATCTTTTAAGGAAGGTATTTTGACAATAGATTTAACACAGCCAGAACCTCCTCCACCTACTACAAAAACTATAGCTATTAAGTAGTAATCATTACTGATAGTTATAGAAACAAACTTGTAATACTAATGTAGTATTGACAATACTTTGCCAGGATATTATAACAGCTCTAAAAAAATTAGAGCTGTTTTTTTAATTGTAATTCTTTCTTGCCGATACTAATATAGAGGAGCATATAAGGAGGCTCAAATGATATATATAAATCAAATGGATTTAACAGACATTCCTATTTATGGACCATATAGTCAAGGAAGCCAGACACCTAATATCCAAAAAATGATGCTGGCCATTATGGAGCTTCAACAAAAATTAACAGAGGTATCAGGTCTTGTAGATGTATTAATGACAGAAAACATGAAATTGAAGGCTGATGTAGCTATTTTCAATAAGATGAGAACTTAAATGATAAGTGAGTTTCTTATTATATATGTTCCTACTGGTTCTTTTATTAGAGATATAGATAACCTCCATCCATTAATTTTTATGACTTCTTCTGAAGCTAATAATTATTTAAATTATATATTTAAAGCAAATAACAAAGTTAAAGCATATACAAAACAATTAGAATATACTAAAAATGATTTTGTTATTATTGAAAGAAAAAAATAATGTCAGAGTATAAAATCATAGATATTGTTAACGCTGCTTATTTGAGAGATATTTTTGGTGATGAACTTATTTTTACATCAGAAAAATTAGCAGTAGAATGTTTGGCACGAATGATAGACGACGCAAAGAAGCGTAATAAGCCACATAATAGAAGTGAGTTTGAGATTGTTTGTATCAATTATGGCCAAAACCTTATGGATCAAATAATTGGTCAAATGGTAGATAATTTAGCAACAGAAATTGATAAAGAACTAATAGAATTAATGACCAATACTACGGAGATAAAATGACACGCGAACTACCTTTTGTAAATCTTAATCCAGTAATTCCATTTGCTGGTACAGTAGTTGAAATGACAACCAAAGTAATTAAACTTTCAGCTACTACTCATGGGTTGACTACTAAATACATTGTTGAGAATGTTAAGCATTCACTGACACCAGGAGAATCTTTTAATATAGAAGGCATTAGTTATACTTTTGCTGATCTAAATAATGGAACTTGGTCAGTAGTTATTGAGGAAGATTAAACTCCATACTTTTTAATAAGTTTATCCATAGTTCCCAATAAATCCAACGTATCAAAATCAATTTCACTATAATCTGGCTCAAAACCTTCTTCATTTTTATCTATTAAATATTGTAAATCCTGTCTTATTGCTTTTAGATTTTGTATATTTTTATTATTCCATATACACTTTTTAACTAATTTTATTACATATGGAGGAAATCCATCTTTACCGCTTGGTTGATTAAGCCAGTTCATATTCATTATTATACGTATCATTCCTCCGTCATCCCAATTACCATAAGTTATTTTGTCCAATACCGACCAATTGAGTATTTGTGGAGTTCTTCGATAGATATCTAATATTATAGTGGCTTTTCTTTCAAGTGTTACTCTATTATGATATCCTGTGCCATATTTATCTGATATAAATGGTAAATTATTATATGACTCATAAGAACATTGTCCCATCATTACTGCTTCAACAAATCGTTCATCTAACGTATTCAGTATTTCCCAATCTATATGCGTCCAAATTATTCCTGGTATATTGGCTTCGTTTTTAAGGCCAATGTAAAATGCTTCGGCCATTAAGTCATGAAATTGTGATGGAGCGCCTTTAGCTAAATACTGCCATGTTTCAGGTGATACTTCTTTAACATCTACTTTTCCACTACAAATTGCTTTTAATGTATTGATTTTCCATTTAAAAATCTTTTCACCTGCAGCATCGTAGTTATCGTTATTAATATATTTATTAACTATATTACCCCATTTATCTGTTTTATATGGTTTATTTTTAGGATTGTTATGGGTATTATGTATTGCTTTTATACTAACTGGTGTAATATCAGTACATAATTTTGAATCTAATACAAGTATTTGCCAAGGTTCAGCTGAGTTTATTATTCCTAAGCCCATATCATATAACGCACCAACACCATGTTTTAATAATAATTTAGTGAGAAATCCTTGAGTTATTATGTTATTAGTATTTTTGCATACATCTGTAAACATTTGAAACCAATTTCTACCGTGCCAATCTTGCTTCTGAGTGTCATCTCCAATTGTATTAAATAAAGAATCTATTTTTTCAACAGCATCTTTTTTTAATGCCGTTATATGTGCCGAGCTTATTTGTTTTGGTCCCGTTGTAGTATGAACATAAGGATTTTTTAAATCAACTCTAAATATGTTAGCTATTGGTCTATCAGTTCCATAAAATCTTGAAGAACCTTGTTTATAAAACCATCCTAACGGATAAGCATAAATACCAACAGGATCATAATGTCCACGTGTATTAGAATTATAATTCATCCCAAATCTATCTTTACCAGTAAATCGAATAAACCAATTTTCTCTATCGTTTTCTGGTATCTTTTCGTATACTTCGTCAATCGCTGGCCATTCAGTTTCTTCTGTTAGTATAGGATTTTTAGTATCAAAGCTCATACATTTAATTACTTTTAAGGAGGTCTAATGCTAACTAAAGAATGGCACAATACAGAAAACAAAGTGTCTTTAACTATATCTTATGACCCAGTTCATGATATGTCTGTAACACCTGACGGGATTTGTTATAAGCTTAAACCATGGAACCTTAAACATATAGGGCTATACGGTGCTGGATTTATAGACGATAATAACACTCAAATTACCTGTATGCGCGGCGATGATCCGTATAATCCGGTTATCCTGTTATATGAGAAACCAGCTCTGTCTAATCTCTAAACGCGAAGCCCCGATAGGATTTTCATAAAAAATATCAACTAAAGTTCTACGAACACATGACGATACTACTTATGAGGGACAATAAAAAATGGCACACTATGTAATTCTCGATACAGCACTTAACGAATATATTAAGGTAGACTATATCAATATCTCTATTTGGACTAAAAAGCGTGAAGTAGAGCGTTGGGCTTATTATATCAATAAGCAGTATAATACTACCAATCAATATAAAGTAAAAGAATTAGCTAACGAAGAGTATTTTAAAGTAAAATATGAAAAGTAATAAAACTAAAATATCTGACACACGTATCTGGCTTATCAAAGAACTATGTGATCCATATTATAACATTAGTAAAACAAAATTAGAAAAAATATTTCAGGTTAGTCGTCGTCAAATTGGGAGAATACAAAGTGAAAAATAGTCAAGTAGAACATCTAAAAAACGTTATGACAGACGGAACTGCTTTCTATCGATATTCGTTTGAAGGTTCAGAAGTAGTAAAGTTTATGATCAGATATGCTCTTGATAACAATGATATCTCATATGTCAAAGCCCTATTGGAAGAACTGTTAAAGAACGCAGAAAAGATCTAATATGGAATATCTTGGATACTATATAAGCCTACCTATTTTAGTTGCTATTCTTATATGGGCTTGCATATCCGCCTGTAATGACAAAGATGATAGGCCGGTGAAATAAATGTCAAGATGTATGATACAAAATAAAACAACTGGACAATACATATCCAGTTATAATAATGGTGCTGCTCTTATATTTCCAACAAGAGAAGCTGCGGAAGCCTGGATTAAAAAGCTACACAATGATAGCTTTACTATTATTGAACTTGGAAATTAGCTGTATTTGTTATTCTGTATCGTAGTTTTTATCTGGCTTAATATCTGTGTATTATTAGTAAATACCCAATCTTCTACTATCTTCTCTAATAAGATATTTAGATTTGGTGGATTAAATCGTTTACATATAGCTATTATTTTACTATTTTTTAGTAGCTC